ATGTTTGGATGGATTGTTTTAATTGTATTTTCTATTGCGGCTTGGTTATTATGGGAATCAGATAAAAATGGTTGGGCTTTGATGAGTCTCATTGGTGTAATTGTAGGGATAATGATGATATTTAGTATTGGACCGTTTAAATGGCCCGGTTATACCAATCCTGAACAAGCAATTAATTTTGCAGCCAAGAGAGATCAATTTAATATCACATTGTATACCGTTGATGATGTGGGTGGTGCAGGCCCTACTGCGGGTAATGCAATATATATTTTAGAGAACACACACAAAAAAGGGTATGTATTTAAACACGATGGCAAATATTTTTACTTACTTGAAAGGGTAACGTATATTGACAACGTAAATGATCCTACAAGTAAATACTCATATGCAGTTGATGCAATTCCTGTAGATCAGAAGGGGGATATACCGGGAGATTATAGAAGTGTAAACATTCAAGAATATACAGGAGGGCATGCAAAAGAGGCTGTCGGGTTAAAATACTCAGATCTCCCATTTTAACACAAATTTCATACCCGGCCGAAATTTCTCTTTTTTCTTGATTTTCTACTACCCGAGAACTATCTGTCTATGCCCACGCCTGCCCCGCGTGAGCATTTTTTTGTAAAAAAATAGCCCGTACCAGCCGAAGCCAGTACGGGTATAGTTTAACCAATAAATAGTTTGTTACTAGGAAAAAACATACGTAATAAGATGTGGCCTGATGACGTTACATTAAAAAATTGACATCTATGCCTTATTTTTATATCAAGTTTGGCATAACTTGTACCAAAATTGTGTTGTTAAAAATGAAGCTCGCTCACAACTAAACCAGTACTACACTTAAGCATATAAATAGTGTCTATTTAGTCTAAATACCCCATAATTTCAACTATACTATCAATATCAACAAACAAGGGATATGTGTCAGGTATCATCATTGTCTGCTTGTCATCATAGTCATAGTGTAAATATCTAAAATTATAACGCGTATAAAATTCCAAGGCATCTGGCAGCGATCCCACTACTATCCCTATAAGGCCGAGATTAAAAAGGTGTCTCATTTTAATTACATTTTTGAATATATCAAGAATCATGCTTGCACCCACATGCATATCCTGATACTTTTTAGCAACTCCGAACCACGAAATCTCAACTGCAGGTAATACAATACTTTGATTATTATCTTCCGGAAGGCTGCGCAACTCATTAAACATCCTTCTATCATACGGTGTTTTTACCTCAATAATACTGGTAGAAATCGTATAATAACTAACAAGTTGTGTCTCATCATAATAAACCGTAGTTGATCGTATATTATTACTCTCATCTTCTAGGGCCTTCGTTTTCAAGTAATTATTGACTAGATTATTCCCACAATCAAATTCATTTAATAGATGATCATCAGTTAGACCGGAAATGTTACTTTTGCGTATCAAATAGTATCGTTGCTTTTCTCAAGGAGGTAACCGCCCTATTGATGCCTTTACGCCGTGAAATAGTATCATGTCCCATAGTACTAGGCAGTAAGTTACTCATTATATCGCGTAAATCATTGTGTTCTGAAGCTGTAATAACCTGCTTTAAACTTTTCCTATCATTCACAACAGCCATAGTTATTCCTCCCTCTTATCGATAACTTTTCATTAATTATAGTGGATTTTCGCTGACTTTGTAAAGCATTATTATCTTGCTCTGACATAAACTTACATATTTGAATTAGCTAACTCTTAATTTATAGCTGGGATAAATCGTGGAATCAATAGTCTTTCCATTTAATTTAACTAGCGTATTCATCCCCATAGAGAATCGCTGGGCAATTACCCACCATGAATACCACCCGCTAATTGCCAGTAATGTAGTTTCACAGTAGTGAGTATTAAAGTTGCACGATTTCTCATGTATTCCTATGATAATAATGGAACCTAGTAATAATCTGGTTTTCTCTTTCGCTAAGGTACTTTTTCTTATGTATTAGCCGTCTGCCCTCACAGCAGGTGGCTTTTTACGAAAAAAATTCCCCACGCCGAAGCGCAGGGGAATTAATCAAGTTATAACTATCATCTAGAAACTACACTAGAGACAATTAATATTATACTTATTACTTGCTATTCTGTAAAGTATTGTAGTTATCTAATTAGCTATATTGACAGCTAATAATGCTAAATCTAAACTCTCACTAACAAAATATACAGGCAAGCAACACAAAAAAATCTTCCACCCATCAAGCAGAAGATTATCCTCATCACTTCCGGCACCACTAACCGACAATCTTGGAGGGATTTGAAAGCTGTGATACTAATAGCAGGACAAGGGACATAATAACACTTGTCGGTTTATATCACAATACCGAAAGTAATCTATAGAAAAATATTAATAAGTCCTTGTTATATTAATCAGGTTTAATGTATAATAACTGTGTTCTTTATTATCTTAGGAGAAACAGAACACCCATTTTATTTATTTAAACATTGGGCCAGTCTTGACTGGCTCTTTTTTATATATTTTGTTAACAAAAAATCCCCCACGCCGAAGCATGGGGGACTAGAACAGTTCACGATTATTATACTACTTTTTCTCCTGATTGTGAGACGGATTCTGACGTCGTTTCAGTGTCAGATGATGCAGAACTATTCACTGCAGCGACTGTGGACGTTGGTGTTTGCGCTTCGTCAGCAAATTTATTAGCCGTCGCTTCAACTTGGCTTTCCTCGTCACTTTTAACTGTTGGTGCTGTCACTGTTTGAACGTCAGTAATAACACCCAGCATCCCGAGGATCGTTAATACAGTATTAATAACGGCGACAATGGCTGACCAGTCACCAGTAAACTTAATGCCAAACATGGCAAAGATTTGTTGAATCAAAACGATCAGTAACGAAATAATCCCAGCAATCAACTTACCATTTAAACTTCCGTCGGCATTCTTAAAACTAATTTTTCTCATTTCTTTTGGTTTCCTTTTCATATAGATGTTTAAATTCCATGTCATGACCATCTAGCCGGCCTTCTACCTTAATGACCCGATTTTCAATCGCATTCATTGCTTCAGCATTTTGCTGCCTCACTTTTAAACTTTCATCGGTAAAATGGCTCAGCCGCTTGCCTAAATCGTTAAGCGGAATACGAACCGTTTTATTTAAAATCCAATTAGCCAATACACAAATACTAGTGATAATGGCAACAATGGATCCCCATTCATCCCAACCTAATCCTAATAGTGTATGCAATTACCGCACCACCAATCGCTGACCAGGATAGATAGTGGTGTAAATCGTCTTGCCGTTCTGACTAGCTAATGTAGTTATACTTAGGCCGTTGCGCTGAGCGATTGACCACCAGCTGTCGCCAGACTTGACTGTGTAATACGTATGAGTTGCACCACTCTTTACGTATTCCAGCGTATTGCTTGCCGGGCCGGTTGCTAGATAACCATAACCATTAAATCGTGGCTGACGTACCCAGCGATAACCATTCTGAATGATAGCTTGGTCAGTTTTGACCGTAGTCCCAGCTGGCAAGATAGCAATCACACTTGATGCCGTTGACGTGCCAGTGCGCAGCTTAACCGCCGTCTTGAGCGTATAGTTTTTTGACTCCTTGACCCACTTGACCGAATTAGATGGCTTGGAAGTGTTTTTGTTGGCCTCCTGGTTGTTATCATTAACGGCATCTGGATCGGTTGGCTTGACAGTTGATTTCTGACCAGCTGTGTAGTAATCAGTATAAAGTTGACTGACGTCAAAGCCACCGTAGCTAATCCGGAAACGAGCTGCCCCGGACCATTGCCAGGCATTGTTATTCGTATACCACTTCTGACCAGACATGACATAGGGGTAGCCGGCAATCCAGCCAGTTTTGCCCTTGATGGTCATCTTGTTGTTAGCCCATGATCCAGACGTATAAATGTCGGCCCGATAACCAAACTTCTGAATCTCTTTCATGAAGGCAGCATTGTTGCGGTCGTTGGCCGCTTGTGACAAGATTCCTTGTTCCTCAGCCGATTCTACGTCCGTTGCCAATACTGCGCCCACTGGTAGTCTGGCCGCTTTGGCTGCCTGACCAGCAAAGTCAGCTTCGGCAATTGCTTGAGCCTTAGTTTTATAATGGGCAAAGTGATAGCCGTTGACGTATAAGCCAGCTGCTTGACCATTAGCGATATTGCTAGCAGCATAGCCATCTTTGAAGGTTGTACCTTCACTAATCTTTACGGTAAGGGCCTTAACACCAAATTCATTACGCATCGAAACATACTCTGTCGTTGACATGTAGCCGTTGTTATTAGACACATCGACCATATCCATACGAGCAGCCTGACTGGTAACGTTGATCATTAAAAAGGCCATAAAAATGGCGCCCATCATTAAGATGAGTGCCTTTAATTTACGTTTATTCAATTGTCTACCTCCTATTTGTCATTCCTGATTGAACGGTCAAAAGCATCCTAAAATACACTGGCCTAGTCGTTTTAACTTATTAATTTTCAATTCACCATCTCTTCAAAGTTCATCTTTCACTTAATATTTATGATGTTGGCAATTCATTCTTAAGAATGGATTGCAGCACGCTCTGCGCCTCCGACATTGTAACATCGTCTAACTTCTTATCTGAAAAATCTGATTCAGTGGCAGTAACATTCGCATTCACATATGTGCCAGTTTCAGACTGATTAAATTGAGTGGATACAGATGAAATCCTGCCAGCAGTAAAACTCCACCCACCATTAACTGCAATTAGAGAGTCAATTATTGATGGAATCTTATTCATCGCACGTTTGGATAATTCTTTTTTTGTTAGATCATCGAAAGTTTCATCTTTAGCTAAGTCTGTCGGATAAATAGTGACATTTGCCGTAATAGTTACTCGACCTTCTACTTCGCCACGAAGACCTGCAATTACAGAACTCGTATTTCCAGTTCCATCGATATTATAAGAGATGCTAGTGTTTAATAGTTCCATTTTTATTCCCCTTTTCCATATGCTTTATCAAACTGTTCAAATACTAATGCGTATACTAAAGCTGTTTGCCCTTCCAGCTCATACGGGTAATCCTCAAGTGCATTAAATAAAGCTTTCATTCGTGCAGAATATGAGCTAATTTCAATACTTACTGGTTCTTCTACTAATTGGTCAAACTCTTTTTGAGCTTCTTCCATAGTATATCCATCTTTAAGAATAAGCGTCTTTTTGTCTTCCTTATAGACAAATTCCCCATCTTCATCGGTTTTAAAAAAGTTCTTTTGCGTTGCTAATTGGTCAGCATTAAACTGCTTGTTCAGGTCCTCAAGTCGATTAATTAACCATGTCCGCCCGAGAGAAGCTCGACCTTTAAGCTTAAACTCTGCCATAGTGTTTCCAATTGATACTAGTTGCCCATTTTTGAATGTTAATACTTCTTTTCTTGCTGTCATAATTGACTATACCTCTTTCGTTTGTTTGATTTTGTTTTCCAATACAGTTATGCGATCTCGATAGTTACGAATTAATGGAATAAGAGCCAATGCTACCCGGTCATACTGAATACCATTGACCTCCCCTTTATCATCGTACTCAACAAGTTCATTCAGACCAGCATCATCCAGATCATCAGCAATCATTCCGAAATAAGTTTCTGGATCTTTAGCATTAGAATCACGAGTTTTGGCTAATACTTCTTCTTTGTCTTTCCAATGCGCAACTGGAACTTCTAGGAGTTTGTCCCCCATTTCAGTTTCAAACGATCGAACGATGTCTGTTTTGTATTTAGCGGCGGAGGTTGACGGAACTAATGCACCGTCTGGTGCCAGATATGCGTTTGCACCATGAGATGTTGTATGGGTACTCTTTAGATAAATATAACTAGCCTGCATACTAATGTTAGAACCATGCAAACCGGTGCCTGCGTGACCAGGATCACCAACTCTTATATACGGTGATAGTCTTATGCCATCAGTGAATACGCGACCACCAGATATAAGCACACCCCGTTCGGCGCCACCAATCTTAGTTACTTGCCATCCTGAGGTCGAGTGTCCTCCAGAAATACCTGCGAACTTTTCTTCTCCCATTGGCGAAGTAAAGATATTTCCATCGTTAGCTCCGTTAGTGACCACAAAATAGTCACGTCCCCAGAAAGTTGCACCACCCCAAGATGCTCCCGCCTGAGCATTACTGATACGAACATACGGCGTAGATTGACTTGAGAATAATGTCGGCTGGATCATTTGGATTTCCCCACCAGATATAAACACACGATTATCCCTGTCAGCGACTGAGATATACTTGTTATTGATGTTGATATCAATCGCATTATCAGATGAATGGATACGTCCTGCCTGGAACTCAACATTACCCGTGTTCAGATTAATCGATAAGTTACTACCTTTAATCGTACCGGTTGTTATGTTGTTCGCATTCAAATTGATTACATTGATATGCGCAGCATTAATAGTACCTGCAGTGATTTTATCGGCACTTAGGTTCTCAATCATGGAATTCTTAATTACTGCATCATCAATATAGGTAGTAGCCGTAATATGCAGCTTGTTACCGTATATCTGGATTCCTTCAGTCGAGATATTAATTGCGTTAATAACCCCGGCCTTTTCAACACGAAGATTGATCCGGTCATTAGTTTGATTGATAGCAGAATATGCATGCTGAAGGTCTTCGCCAGTTGTAACATCAGGAACATAGGTAGCAGCAGTGGTTCCTTGGTTGAGCATTGGGCATATCATAGCAACATGGCCACCACCATGAACTTGGAATGCAAGGCAAACTGTTTCAGTTCCAGCCGGAGGAACAGCATTTTCAACTTTAATTAGTTCCATTCCACGGCTGGTTTTATACGTTTCCTTAAGCCCAATACGATTACCCTTAGTGTCGTAAAATTCAATAGTAATTACCGCAGCGAGGCCAACGGTATCGATATTCACATAAGCACTAGCCGACCAAGGAGTCGAGATATCTTGTCCAATAACAATTCTTCTAGAGTGCAAAGCATACCAGACACTATTGTCAGTCGTCGTTGGTTGATTGAAGCAAATACCTTGATACCCATTAACCCATGACCAAGCAAAATCTGATTTGTACCACATATCAGTAGTCGCACCAGTTGTAGTCCAAGATGGTCCGCTTAGATAGTCGTATTGGAACTGTGAGTTAGTCACAATATTTCTTGAACCAAAGGTATTGACCTGCCCTACAACAGAAGTTATCTGGTTACTTAATTGATCTACCTTGGACTGATAGGTACTGCCATCAACTTTTCCACTAACAGTCGTTTGGATGCTGTTAATAGTTTGAGAGATACTTGAAACTGCATCAACTGTTGCGTTGTCCAATGGATTGGTGGAATAGTCCGTAGCATTTGAACCTAGCTCTAATTTCATATTGGAGAATGTAATAGTAGCTGTCGAAGGCACATTATCTAAGCGGAGATAAGCACCTTGCTGTGAATAGCCATCTAACTTGATTGTTGCTACATAATGCTTCTTTGTGGTACCAACGGCCGCATTATTAAGGTAGCCCATCCAAGTCCCACCGTCTCCGCTAGCACTATTTTGGATTGTAAAGTTCGCAGAAGCCGTAGAAATGGCATCAAAACTTAGAGTTACTGTCGTTCCTTTTTCGAGTCTTCTGCTTAGTGCGTACATTAGTGTCGCCTGGTTAACCCCACCATTACCCGTCATAATGAATGGGTTATAGGTTTTCAATAACAGGTTAGTTCCCACAGCACTATCTATCACCTGTTGCTGAACTGTCATTAAAGTGCTATTAAATTCCGTAGCACTTGCCTGCAACTGACTAATATTATGTTCATTAACAGCATTGGAAGCATTTAAAGAATCAAAGCTAGCAACTAAAGACTTGTTCGTTGCCTGCAGGGTTCCAATGTCCTTAGTTTGCTTACCGATAGTATTGTTAACAGTCGTAAACTGAGCTTTAAACCCACTTGAGTCAGCTTTAAGGTCATTGATACTGGTTGTATGCCCATCGATGGTGCTCTTAACACTAGACAAAGTTCCACTAAGGCTGTCAGAAGTTAACTTAATCTGATTCTGTGTCCACGTCTCGGTAGCATAGCCATTGAGAGCACTCTGCTCGATTTTCTTAGAAATGTCAGTCTTCATACTATCAACAGTTTGCGAAAGTTTGGATACAGCTGTGACAGTAACATTGTCAGCCGGATTAGGACACCAATCAGTAGCTAGGTTACCTTTTTCCAATTTAAGATGACTTAAAGTCCCAGTTCCAGAACCAGAAAATTGAATATAGCCAGTAGCGTAGACAATGCTTGTTATATTTTTTGGTACCACAAATGTTGATGACATTCTTCCTGAAGCTGAATCATTATCAGGATAGTGCCATGGACCGAAATATGATGTGGTGTCTGTAGATACTTTTGTCTCCCACCCTAGACGGTTCTGACTACTTCCGAGAATGAATCCTGAGTATTCATAGTCAACTGATACAGTTACAGTTTGCCCTTCTAGTCCTTTAAATAAGGCTAGCAGATCCTCAAGAGTTTCGTTGGAAAGGTAACCAGAGGCATTTGATCCTGTAACAGTATGAGAACCAGTACCGGTTAACAGGTTTGTCCCAACAGCACTGTTTTGAACCTGTGTTTGAACAGTCATCATCGTGCTATTCAATTCCGTGGCCGTTTGTTTAAGCTGACTAATGTCATTCTTGTTAGTGATATTATCGGTCGTTAACGTATTAAACCCGGTAGTCAATTCTTTAGATGACGCTTGTAAAGAACTAATATCCGTACTTTGCTTACCGATAGTATTGTTAACAGTCGTAAACTGACTCTTGAATGAACTAGAATCAGCTTTAAGGTTATTAATACTGGTTGTATGGCCATCGACGGTACTCTTAACGCTGGACAAGGTAGCATTAATTCCATCAGCGGTAACCTTAATCTGATTCTGTGTCCAGGTCTCAGTGGCATAACCATCCAAATCAGTCTTAGTCAGTTTTGTAGCTAGACCATTCTCTAACTCTGCAATGGTCATAGTTGAACCATCAGTTAGAGTCTTGTAACTCTGGCTGACCGCTCCGGCTATTTGCTTGGCATCTTTAGAATCAGCTGCAGCAGAAGAGGCCTGTTTAACGGCAACACTAGCATCACTTTGAGCGCCAAGTGCACTAGCTAAGGCACTCTCTGCCTTTTGGTCAACTTTTCCGAATTCCGAGGCTGTAGAGTTTGCTTTAGCAGCTGCGGAACTAGCGTCGCTTTGTGCACCTACTGCTTTATCCATAGCTTGATTAGCTAATGCATTTGTATCATCGTACTTAGCCGCAAGCCGGGCAGCTTTATCAATGGCCGCTTTAGCTGTATCTATACCAGCCTTAGCTTCCAGTTCCACTTGGTCAACTTTCGCTTTCACTTCTTCCCCAGTAGTGTCCGACACAGTAAGTACCCATTTACCAGTTCCATCTGTCTGACGCTCGTAAGTCCACAATTCAACTTTATTACCGTTCTGCTTGTACCAGATATCGTTAAATTTAGCTCCGTATGGCGGTTCAGTTGTATCTGTACCATAGATATAGTTACCCGAAGCACCTTGTCGTCCACCTAAGTCAGCAACATATTGTGATAGCTCACCTCGCCAAGCATAGCTACTACTAGAGGTTGAGGTCTGATCTGCTTTAGAAACAGCAGACAAACTGCCATCAAACGTCATAGTATAACCATTATTAGGCACGTTGAACTTGTTGCCTTTAGTATCCTGTAGTGTTAGCCAATCGCCAGCTTCTATTGCAGGATTGCCAAACCAATTCAAACTGAAAGGGTAGAAGGTCAAGCTTTGTAACTGTTGCCATATTGATGCTAAACGATCCATTGTCATCAAATTGTTGGTGAGTTTAATCTGTGATCCTGACGTTGCCCCTACTTGAAGCGTGTTTGTAGTTTCGGTACTCTGACCTGTTGAATCCGTAGTAGTCGTTGTGACCTCACACTGAATACCGCCAATTTTGTATGGTGCTTCATTTTTTGTTAAGCCACCTTGTTCGTATTGGCTCGGATCTAATGTATAATCTGACTCTGCAATCGTGCGAATTGTTAATTTGCCGTCCCTATCAAACGTTGCAAATCCAGCATAAAATTGAGCAATCATACCAATTGCATTTCGATACGTTTGACCGGTAATAGCACTGGGTAAGTTAACTTGTACAGGCAAATGACTAATGTCAGTTGTATTAAGTAACACGCCAGCCAAATTTGCAATTTCTGCAATCACACTGGTCATTTTCGCAGGGTAAGTTAACTTAGAAGTGTAGGTACCCTCCAATAGACACATCTGGTCATATGCCTTAATTGTTGTCTCATCGTTGTTTCGGTCCATTTGAATGTCATCTGATACGATAAAAAGGCCAAGCGAGCTATACTCATAGCCATTAGATGTTTTTATACCAATCTTAGGCAATACCGTCATGCCAGGTTTAAGTCCTTCAATTAAGTGTGAAAACTTAATTGTCACGCTGTTTTCATAATTCGAGCCAATACCAAACGTATCTCCAGTATAGCCACCTGCGTCATATGAAATGGATGCAATATCTGTCGTTTTATAGTCAATCTTGTTAATTGTGACAACTGAATCCAACGTCCGTTCAGTTGCCTTCCATGCAGCGAGGGCTAAATCAGATTGCTTAATCATTAATTTTCACCCTCCTACTGTTCAATGAAGTCCATTGAAACATTCTGCCAAATATAATCTGATGTTACTGGATTAAGTGTATAAACCGGCGCAGTCCGATCACCAACATAAAATGTTTTGGTCACTACTGCACCTTCTTGTGGGTCTAAATAACTGCAAGAAAAAAACTGTCCAGAGACAGCTTTTAGTATTGTGCTATTCTCGGCCAGTGTTAGCGGCCCCCATTTTACTGTTAACTTGCGTTTGATTGCGACACGGTCTCGATGCAAAAGTCCATTCGCGTCACGCGATGCTCTTGCATCGATATCTTGAATTGCAACTTCTAGGGACTGTGGTGCTTTAACCACTGTCCCACCAATTTTCAGTGAATATGTCAATCGTAATCATCTCCTATAGTCTCAACATGTTTTTACCATTCTTCTGATTTACCGCGTTAATGCCTTTAATAGCAGCATTACCGAACTTCTCATCGCCAACTTGCAACGTCAAGTTCACATTGATTGGTTGATTGTTCATGCTGCCGCCAACATTTGTCATTTGTAAGCCCTGTACAATCGCATTAACGATGCTTGTTCCGAGCTCGTTAATGCCGCCACTATTCACACTCTGTGTACTTGTACTACTTGGCTGACTAGCCAGGTTGCTCATATCCATCGACTGAGTTAAAGCTGTGGGCATTTGTAGGCCATCACTGAACGTTTGTCCCATGAAGCTTAGTGCCTGCTTAATCAATTGCATTGACCGTGGAATGTTAGTTAAAGGTAAAACCATTTCCGGCTTATTCTGTTCAGCCACTTCGATCATTTGATGAGCATCAACAAGACCACCATTAGCAAAACGGCGGTGCCCAATCGGTCCACTGTGCAACCAATCAAATTTAGGCGTGCCCCAAATGACTGTATGACCAGCAGCATTGTAATAGTCTGAGTTATTCAGATAAGCCAATACTTGGTCAAATGATGATCTGAAATTATGATGTCCAGGAAAAGCAAATGCATCAAAGGTTGACTTGACATACTGTAGTGGTCCACCTGCAGGATTACCAGCTAACGAGTTCACATCAGTAATTGTCTGCATAATATTTCGATTCCCGGTCTCTGACTTAGCCACTTCAATGATATCGTGTTGCATCTTTGACCACCGCGATTTAGGAACTTTAGTCATCTCGAGTGCGCGACTAATCATTGAATGAGTGATTGCACCACCATTTGGTCCTTCGCTCTCGCCGTATTCTTTGAGAATCTTACCGACCCAACTTTTAGCACTATCAACACTAAAATCCACCATACTTTTAGCAACATCTAGCGGATAGCCACCTAAGCCGGTAAATTTAACAAACTTGTTCATAGCAGCTTTCAATACTTTTTCAGGGTGCGTGACATCGTCCCAGATATCACTTGCCGTATCTTTCACACCATCGGCAAAACTGCCTACACTGTCCCCTATACCACTGAACAAATCACCAAAATTCGGCATGCTAAAGTTGAAACTTGGCAAATTGAAGTTACCAATACTTGAAAAGTCAAAATCAAAGTCTCCAATACCACCGGCATAGTGTGGCACCATTGCTGTTACTTTACGAGCCGTTTGTGCCGCATTGAGAATTTGAGTACCTCTCGGAAGATTGACCATCATATTGCGAACTGCTGGGAAAAGACCTGTTCGTCCATTTGGTAACTTGTATGCTTCACGATACTTATCACCAACCTGATCATTAACGATTGCTGGACCACCTTTATGGCGACCACCAGTTGCAAATGACGGAACACTCCAGTGGCTCAATGACTTTGCTTTGCTGGAGGCGCCTACGTGATTGAGAATCCATTTAATGCCATCGATAACGCCATTAACGGCTTTTCCAATCGTACCAATAATTGCATTAGCAACATCCGCAGAACCCTTTTTTACAGACTTCCAACCAGATGAAAGACCGCCACCAATTTTACCGCCTAAACCACCGGCCCATTTTGCAATTGTTTTACCCGTGCCAGTTCTAAACGAGGCAACCCAATTACCTAACTGAGTACCGGCTCTTAACGCAGCCGTCCTAGAACTCCCCATTCCAGAATTAGTCTTCGAGCCTAAACTTCCAGCCCAACTAGAGACAGTCTTACTTGCGCCAGTTCTAAAGTTATTAACCCATGAACCTAACTTACTACCCGCATTCTTGGCTAATCGTTTGCCATCTTCAACTTTAGTATTAACATTACTACCAATATTTGATGCCCATTTTCGAATACCGACGATTGCACCTTTAGATTTGCTCGTAAACTCAGACGTCCAGTTACCAATCTTTTTACCCGCTTCTTGAGCAGCCTTTTTACCATCAGAGACTTTCTTGTGAACACCGTTGCCAATATTCGATGCCCAAGTGTTAACAGTTCTCTTAGCACCGCCAACAAACCCAGTAGTCCAATTACCAATATTCTTTCCTGCTTGTTGGAAATCCTTCTTAGCATTAGTTATATGGGTCCCAACCTTTTTACCAACACTCTTAGCCCAATCGGAGGCTTTACCCGGTAATTTCGATGCCCATTTAAGAATATTCTTACCTGTTTTTGTATCTTTAAGGAACCAGGAAGCAATCGTGCCAACCGGATTAATAATAAAACCAATTATTTTAGTCCAATTTTTAGAAATCCAATCGATTGAATCACCAAACCATTTGGTTATATTCTTCCAAACAGAATTACAAAAATCTCTAAATTTCTTATTATGTTTGTATAGCGCGACGAATCCAGCAACTAATGCAGCGATAGCCAATACCACTAATGCTACTGGATTCGCGTCCATAACTACATTCAATGCAGCTTGACCAACAGCAGCCAGTTTAGACCACACAGACCAACTCTTGAGCGCCTTCCAACCATCTGCTAATGCAGTAGCATAATCTGACCACTTCATTTTTGCAAGCGACCATAATGTCTTCACGCTGCCAACAGCTTCTTCTAGCTTATCAATTCCAGTAATCCCTTTAAAAAATTCTCTGAGAACATGACCTTTACCACCAATAATAGCCGCTTTATCAGCTAATTTTCCAAGTAGTCCTATTCCATTGCTTAGCCCCGTCATTGTTACTTTAAACGCAAACATAGTTACTAAGACTTTCGCCATTGCTTCAACGGCCATATGGTGTTTATCTACCCAACTGGAAATCCCGCCTAATGCATCTGCTAACTTCTTAAGCACGCCAACGATAACTCCGCCAGTCCACTTTGCTAATGGCTTTAGGAACGAATCCCATATCCATTTAAATGCTGGCTGTGAAGCTTGAATAATGCTGTGAACCAACTTAAGCGCCACAGCTAATGCATCGAAGAACGTTGGGATTAAATTAGTAATCGTGTATTTGGCCAATGGTAACAGGATATTTTGATATCCCCAATCCAAACCATTCCATACGTCTTTGACTACTGGTCTAATCGCTTTTAGTAATCTATCAATCGATTGCAGTAAGGGCGTAAAGTCAAGTTTAGAAGCCCACTTAACTGTTGCTCCTGCCATGTCATTTAACGCACCCAACATGTCATTAACCATACCGAGCAGCGTTTTAAAAATAGATGTACCAACGCCACCATGTTGCCAAGCCTTGTCAAATTGACTGCCAAGTGCACTAACAGTATTAAAGATGTTTGTGAATATCTTGTAGAGATTTGATGCAATTTTCTCACCCGCACCACTATTCCAAGCATTACGAAATGCTACCGCAATGTTATTCAATACTTTGATGACCTCATTCAGCATATTTAAAATCGACTGAATGAGCTTAGTACCGGTATTACCATGGGTCCACGCATTGTCGAATGCTTTAGCAATATCACCAATAATTCGTGCAACATTAGTAGCTAATTTAATCAGGTTCGCAAAAATACGTTCGCCTAAATTGCCGCCATTCCACGCGTTCCGGAAAGAAGTCGCAATGTCGTGGATCAGTTTCAATACATTATTCAGCGAATTGAAAATAGTTTGGACTAGCTTAGTACCACGACCGCCGCCACCTTCCCATGCTTGTGAGAACGCTTTGGCAATATCACCAATAATGTTAAGCATGTCTGATAACAGCTGTAAGATAGCTTCTACTGTCTTCTGACCAGTGCCGTTGTCCCATACATGCATAAACGATCGTCCAACATCGCTGAGCGCTCGTTCAACCTCTTTCCAAGCATACTTAGCGGCATCCACTACTGAGTTACCCTTGGCGTCCCAAGCTGCCTTCATTGGGTCGAACAGCTCACCTAAAATTTTTTGCAGTTTTTTAGCTGCATCAGTTGCGCTGTTGAATGGATGACCTAATGGTACGCCGAAATTGACACCATCATCACCAGCTCCAGCATCAGTACCATCCGTCGATTGCAGTGGCGTACTTTCCGGTGCGTTTTGTGTTGGCGTTGAATCTGGTGCCGTTTGTGTTTCCTGCGGAGTAAAAGTCTCCTTTGGCTTTTTATCATAAGAGTAGTCTTCATCATCATTGCTCTTATCAAGAACATTCAGTTCATCAAAGCCCATCAAAGATTGCATGAGCTCTTTATTCTTTTTCTTGGTTGCTTCCATTGAGGCCTGGGACCGTTTATTTGCAGCCTCAATTGCTGCATTAGCAGCACGAACTTTGGCTGCACCTTGCTTATTAGACTCCGCAATTTGTCGATTTGCTTCACGAACTGAGGCTGCTTGAGCTTGATTTTGAGCGCGTATTTGTGCATTAGCCTCACGAACCGACTTTGCCTGGGCAGCGTTTTGTTTTCGAATCTCTTCGTTAGCCTTCTTAACAGAAGCAGAAGCTTTACTAGAAGCTGAGGCCGTGTCATTCAGTGCCTTAGACTGCTCATAAAGGCCCTGCGCACCTTGTCGAGCTTTGGAGTAACTCATACCCGTTAGTGCTGACGTGAACTGTGCCAACCATGATGTGGCTTTAGATAATGATGACATTAACGCATTCACGGCCGGAAGAACAAAGTTATAAATCGGATAGAATGCTGTCAGTAAATTGACCTTGATTTGATTCAGACTACTTGCAAACTGCGCGTTCGTCTTAAATGCTGTCATCATCCCAGTAGCAAGTTGCGTCAAGCCTTGGTACAGCAACCCAAATACGATTAATTGTGATGGGAGGTACTTCAACTGCTGGACAATGCCGCCCAGTGCCCAGCTGGTCCGCCTAGCACTAGAAGAGGCTTTGTTCATTGAAGAACTACTACTATTTCCAAAATTGCGTATCCGGCTTGTTGCACCTTGAATACCGTTGCTAATGCGACTGAACCAATTAGAAGGCCCCTTACCGGAACCTGATGCTTTATTCATTGCGCTACTTGCCGCACTGCCGAAACGATTATACGAAACTGCCGCTCGTGTAGCAGCCGTCCCGGATTCACCCATCTCAGTATTGAGCTTACCAATTACAGATTTAAGTTCGTCACCACGATCAGAAACATAAGCATAGCTCTTGTTCAGACTATCATTGGAATTAATGAGCTTGTTCATCTTATCGCGTGTGCTCATGATGCTCTTTTCAAGTGCCGTGCTTTGCTTGGTCAGCCGGTCGCTGGCACCCATCGTCTTCATAGAATTCTGAACATCACGATAGGAGCCCTGCAACGCCTTCAACTGACGCCGATAGGTTTCAATTTTAACTTCGTTTTGATCCATAGCTTTAGAAATCTGCCGCAGTGAGTCCGGCACCGCTTTAAATTCTTGTCGCATTGATTGGGCTAGGGCTTTAGCTTGGTTTTGATAACGCGTCATCTGAGCTTGAGCGGACGCAACCTGATTATCAATTTTAATTCCTTGCGTCCCATTCTGTTGAGCGGTATTCAAGGACGTTTTTTGATTCATTAAGTCACGCATTTTGGATTGTGCTGCACGTGCTTGTTGCATCTTGGCGTCAATTTCAGCAACAACACCCTCAAGGTCTTGTTTGACTTTTGCACGACTACCGCTAAATATTTTGCTGGTGGCCTGGCCAACTTTAGCCGAACCACTAGCAACCGTAGTACCCATTTTATTGAATGAAGAACCAATGTTTTCATTCAACTGAGTCAGCTGGTCACGGATAGTTTTCAGGCCTTTTGAAATATCCATAGATTGCTCGGTCTTGTCCATACCGGACTTCGCACTATCAGCGGTCTTCCCCATCAATTTATCAATCATCGGTTGAACCTTGGCAAATTGTTGTTCCATTTGTTCAGTGTTCACTTTGAATAGCAGTTCAATTTCTTCAAGTTCCACGTTGTTTCCCCCTTCCTATGTAGTTTTTTTGAATTTTCGGGTTGTCTTAATCTTTTGCGATTGCTGCATTAGAAGCAACTGGTCCCGTTTCCATTCAGGAACAGAATCCGACGATGTACTAGTCGCTGTTTTGATAAATGGATAAGCCTCTTCAACCGATGGCATTTTGCTAGGGTCGTTCAAAGCAAATGCCATCATCTCAGCTTGCTTGTGATCCATTACCGCTCTCATTCGCATATCATCTATACGGTTACGATTATTTGCGATTACTTGAACCATGAGTTCACCAAAATCAAGTTCCCAAAAGTGGTCAGAATCAATCCCAGATTGCACGGCCAATGGGTAAATAGCACTTAGCAACTCAGAAACAGTCTGGTAATTATTGCTTAAAGTGTCGTCTCGGTCGTTGGTTCGTTGTCCAGAGTGACTTCCGATTCCGTATTCGTCTTCGAAGCCGAAGCTGTCTTGCCGAAAAAACCAGATTCCTGGAATAAGTCTGTTAGCACTGTAAATAAATCCATTGGGGCATGACCTTCATCAAAATATTTTTCAAAGGCAGCAAAAATGTCGTTATCAGTAACGCCGTGAGTTTGGTTCGAACCTTGCAATACGATAAGCATTTCATTCAATGGTGGCAATTTCATTCCGCCATCCGCACTCATAAAGAGCGACATCATAGATTTACCCAAGCGTTTTTCAATATTCAAAATATCACGGCCTGTTAACTTTAATTCAAGTTGTAATCCACCCATTTCAAACTTCTTAGTTGCTTTCTTTACTGTCATAACGTAGTTCCTCCATTTTTATTATTCGTCTCATATCAGCCTGCTGGCCTACTCGTCTCTTACTCAAGTTAATTATTATCTGGATAAAATGTGACGGTTCTAAGCTCCGGCGCTACTACTGGCCGTTGCAAAGTCCGGTCCGTCCGATACGATAATCGAAATCGTGTATTCAAGTGCTCCGTTGACAGCAACGTTACCCATTTTGACGGTATATGAGCCAGTGAAAGAAGCTGTCATCCCATCAGGATAAGTGACCTTCCATTTATATTGCTTATTGTCACCATTGTGCGTTAAAGCCGTTGCAAAGTTGCTGCCCTTGTACACAAAGGTAAAAGCTAACGTTGATGTATTTTCAATCCCAGGAACTGACTTCTTTTTCGTATCTGATAAATCAGTCACATCAATATTTTCTGGGTCTGAACCCATGTCAGGAACGGTCTTAATACCGCCAATTTCATCAAACTTAGTGCCATCCACTGACATTTCAAGCTTGGTCCCTGTTCCGGCAAGCCCGGCACTAGCGTCTGCAGCAAATCGTTGTAAATCAAATACTGTTAAATTCTTTTTCAATTTCAATCATCCTTTCAACTTTCAAATACGCGGTGACTAGTGTTATCAACAACACCAGTAAATCGTAATACAGTGCGATTCACACCCGCTAAATTGCTATCACCAACATCGCTTGAAAAGCCCATATCACCAAATGATGACATGAGCTTATTCGTGATTGCCGTTGTGCTACCTTCTTTTAAGAAGAGGTCAATTGTGATCGTCCATTCCGTTTGCAACTCTTGCTGATTAGCATCACGAAAATAGGCTTTATGTGCCGTGTTGTATACAGCGATTGGGAACACCGTTAAATTATCTGGGTACGTGGTTGAGACCTGTTTAATTTCCGGTATAGCCGTTAGTGCTTGATACACTACTGACTTCACATTAATAATTACCATCAACTACCCCCTAATTTGTTATGGAGTGCGGCCTCCACACTCTGCTTAATCATCTCTGGTGCCTCACGACTGGCTTGTTTGACGGCGGGGGTTAAAAACTGGCGGGCGGGTTGACCGCTTGTCCGATAGAATGTGTGTCCGTCGATTTCGATTTTAGGCATACCATACAGTTCACTCAGGTCAGTATCAACGTCATCAGCAGGAATGAACCAAGGCGTTTGCCTGTACACTGGTGTAAATCCATCGGGTAAATCTTTTTGCGACTCCTCACCCACTCGTCCAGTACCGAGCTCACGAAATAGCGCTACTGGGTCATCGGACCAGACACGACCGACAATCTTGCCATCACTATCGACAACCTCATATTTAATACTTCGAGCCAACTCACCATTTCCATACTTAACGCTGGATTGAAGTTCTTTGACTGCATAGCCCTCTGCTTTCTCAACAACATCAAAAGTAGCATCCCAGATGGCATCGTGAACCACACTGGGCATTTTTTTGAGCTGAGCTTTCAGCTTATCACTGCCACGCCATTCAACTTCAGCCATCCTTTTCGCCTCGTTTACGTTGCTCTAAAGTGATATTTTTATGGGTGCTGAATGTTTGTATCGAATTGATAACGTAATCTGGCTCGCTATCTTTAGTAACATTGACACAAACACCCCAATTTTCTTGTTGACCTTCATTGATCTGATTACCTTGATACTTACCAGATTTAATGTACTTAAGGTCTTTGCCCCAGATTTGCGCATTCACTGAACCGCCAGCAGCTTGAATGTTCATCCTCACTGCAATTGGATTGCTCCATCCCGCCGTAATGACATTACCTTCATCATCGTGACCTGATTGTTGTTGTCGTAAATAAACAGTTATCAGGTCTGTTGGTCTAAGGCGCATTAGAATCGCCTCGTTTTCGCGACTCGGTAAGGTGCTAGCGCGGTTTTAATTATGTTAGGTAGTCCCAGTTCAAACGATTGAGAAACGCCGCCTTCTGACCGCGATGCTTCGCCTTCTGTTCCTTGCTCGTTGTACATGATAATGGCAAGCCGTTTTGCCTGAATTAGAATCGGTGTCGAGAGTGAAGACCGGGTATAATCCAAGCACGTTTGAACAGCATCATCAAAGATGTCATCAACCACCGCAGCATCCGGCGTGTCTTTCTCAACACCTAATCGCGTATATAGTCTTGTCAATTGTCCCGCCTTATCTGGTGGGCTTGGTTTAGCCATACGATCATCCTCTATTCTTCGTCGTCTGTTTCTAACTGAGCATTATCGGCAGTTTTCTCGTCCTTCTGCTTATCAAGACAAACAAAAAGCTCATCATTGAACGCGTCTTGCGTAATGCTGAGCTCATCACCTTTTTTATACCGAGTATCTTTATACCGAATTGGATAATCTTTAACGCGAACCTTCATTATCAATCACCTCTAGGCTAAAACCTGAGCTTGAAATACCTCATCCGCCGCGGCAAACGCTGGAAGCGCAACTGCTGAGGCTTTTTCCCAAGTCCCAATTGGATCATTAGTTTCGGTATAAATCATATCGTAAACATTACCCACAGCGTTAATTTGCGCTGGGCCACTGAATTGTGCTAACTCTTCTGGAGTTGGTCCAAACACTTTATTACCAATCGGGTCATCGTTCATTAAGACAAGTCGATTTTCTGGGAAGTAACGACTCTTGGTAATCTTGCCATCTTTTCCGACTTGGGTATATTTTTGATCATAAGTCCGAAAAATTGGTAAACCTTGTGCCTGCATGAAGGTGTCAAAGTCGGCTTGTCCAAGTGCCCGAGTAGAGTTACCATACACGGCTTGTAGAACTTTGGTATTAGTCGTAATCAATCGATAAATCTTCCGACTAGTTAGCGCCCGGGTTGGTGTAATATCCATCTTATCGCACCAGCGCGTAATATCACCAAGGATATCCGCGTCGCCGTTATCCCATGTAGCAGCTCCAGTCAAAGCTTCCTGATGTTCAGTCGGAACTTGATAATCAAGTTGGACAGCAAGTTTACCACTTTCATCTGGCAAAATAGTCTTACCTGTTGCTAAAACGTCCATAGCGGTCTTTTCAATTCGTGCTAAAACGCCTTGATTGAGCACATCAAAGTCGTTATAAACATGTTGTTGCAAGTAGCTAGCTTCTGCGGGCGTCCGCGGATTGAGCATCGCATACAAATCTTTTTCTTTAATCTGCATCTTGCGCTTAATCAAAGCCAGTTCGATGGCAGCGCCCGAGGCAGACCGACTGCCAATTTCGGCTTCACTATCAAAAGCCGCATAGGATGCAATCACTGGAATTCGATTTTGACGTTTCAAGATATCAACAGTTAGTGAGTTGACTTTGATTGCTGGGAATAGTTCATCACCTTGCATCGCTGGATACTGCCGATTCAATGAAAAATCGATTAAATCATGTTGCGTGAATAAATCTGAAATTTGAGCCATTTGTTTTCTCCTCCTTTAATTAGGCTTGTGATTTGGCGGCGGCGTCCGTATCAGTGAAAGTAATCTTCTTTAATGCCGTGATAGCCTCAGCTGTTGGCGCCACTGGTAAGCGTTGGCCAAATAAATAGCCTTCAACAATCACGCCAACCATTTGAGGGCCACGTGTAACGTCCACTTCGTTAATCGTGATTCCTTCCGCCTTAGCGTCATTAGTTGGATAAATCGTGCCGGCTGGAATAACTTTATGTCCAAAAGCATCCGTCTTCACCGCGTAACTGGTGTCATCAACCTGCCGTGAGAATGATACGAACTTTTCAGATGCCATGAAATTCTTTTGTTCTACTGTTCCTTTATCAAATACATAAGCCATAATCTAGTACCTCCCTATTTTGTCGCCCATAAACTGGACTTTGCTGGCTTTTGCGAGTTATTTAATTTTTCAGCTGCTGTTGCACCTTCAGATTTATTTGCGGATGTATCAGCACCCGGCAATGTGGTCCCACTGCTTGCGATTCGCTTATCGATTGCTTGCTGTAAACTCTCTGTAAATGCCTTGCTCATTGCAGTGTAAGCCGCTTCAATGCCTTTATCATCTGCTAAAACATCATCACCAAAAGCCGCAATCAGTGCTGTCGGCAAATCGTCTGCACCCAGTCGAGCCGTCACTTTGGCTTTATTTTCAACAATAGTTCCATGACGCTGTGATTCAGCAAGTTGCTTGGTTAATTGGTCTTTATCATAGTTGGCCTTTTCCAGGTCAGTCATCTTGTCGTAATCTTTTTGCTGCTGAGCTTCACTAGCCTGTTTTTCATCATGTGTTTTAATTGCCGAAGCAATCAGCTTATCAACACTTGATTGCCAGTCCTTTTCACTAGCAAACGATTTAAACGGCGTATCTGCCTGATTGTCTTGGTCAGAGTCGTCATTGTTGCTATTTTGATTGGCGTCGGTTGTGTTAGGCGTGCTATCAGCCGTCTGATTGCCACCTTCATCCCCGCCAGTTCCATTATCACCGTCAGCAAACATCTGTAAATTCATCTTTAGTTTGAGTAGCTTTTTCATAATTAAATTCCTCCACGCCCACGCATTTCCGATAACTCAGGCCACAAAAAAAGCACCCCGTGCATTACTCTAAGAGCCCCACACATTGTGCTAAATTGACCGTGGCGTCATTATCAGACCCACGCATGCTATTTAGTTTGAGTAGTTTAGAGACGTGCTCAGGTCATCATGCTAATCCTGATGGAACATTGTCGAAAGGATCATCATGGCGGTTTGTATTGCTGTTACTTGATCATATCCTTTATGAAGTGCTTCTTCATAACATGTTAGAAATGCATCCGTCATGAGCTTAAAGCCTTGCTCCGTGTCAGCGTCAAACGTCAAGCCCTTCATTGCCATCTCGGTGTAACGCATTAAATCCGAATTATCTTTACTCATCGTGTTCTCCTCGTCGTACTAAAAAACGCCCAATCAAAATGATTGAACGCCCTACATTGCAACAATAACGATATCTTGCCATTGGTCACGGATTTTCTTGCCATCAATTACATAATCAAGAATCTCATCAACGTCGTCAGTATCTTTGAAGTGATAATCAAAATCACCATTATCTTTAGAAATGATACGTTTGCCCTCACTGTCAAAGCCAATGTACCACTCAACATCATTGATTTTGATTTGAACCTCCATACGAACATCTAACGCAAATCGAAGTTGCTCCAAAGACTCTAAGTGATCCGAATCAGCTTTTACTCGTCTTACCACCATCTTTATTCACAATCCTTTCTGCAATCGTTAATTTCCGCCCAGGTTCTTCACGCCGGGGAACAATCTTGCCATTTTTCTTTGTAACGCGTAACCAGGGATGCGCGTGTGGCACAATCGTGTGCATTTTAGCATTACCATGGTCGGTAAAATTAATGTCCAGCCGGGCCTTTCCTGTCTTACCATAATATCTTCGTGTAACTAGTTGTCCATCGACATAACGGTCAAAAACTGAGTTGGCTTCCTGTTGATACGGAACACCGTGCACTTCACCAAAATTGTGTACATTGTTCAACGCAAATTGTTCGCGCCGAACCTCGCGCGCTACTTTCAACAGGTTCTGATAACTATCACTGTCATTATACTTCATCGTTTGAAAATCTTCGAATGTTTCGGGTACGTTATCTCCACCTAAAATCCGTTTGTATTCATCATACTGGGTAGTATCATACCGACGATTGCCAACCCGATTATCTAAACTATCGAAAGCCTGCGGACCATGCTTTAAGATTACTGCCTGGCGCCAATCCTGATAAGTAGCATCCGGCTTCAGCTTGAGCTTTTCACCAGTAATTGGATCATTCGCCGTCCGTTGCATCATGTACTGGCTATCTGACAAATAGATGATTGCGACAGTTCGGCAAAATGGATGTAACGGCGGAAAATTAACATTCACTTCCGCTTCATCTACGTTAAATACACGGCCGTCAATACTACGACAGATTTTTGAAGTCCGCATATCCAGCACGGCAACCAGTTGGTACTTTTTAACCCCGCGTCGTTTCCATTCATTGAGCTTCGTTTGATTATGAAAGTAGTTGGCTTCTGTTCTAATCAATCGTCGCGTATTGTAACTGCTAGTTCCAAACTCCTTAGCTAGAGCTTGTACCATGTCACGCTCACGCATACCACTCATCTGCTGAGCCGTGAATAGTTCACTGAGTCGGTCGGCTAGTTGGTCCGTGTTATGCCAAATCCGTTTAGAGTAGTTCTTGCCTTTAAACGGCGCATCTAATGTAGCCTTAACGTACTTCCCTGACAACTCTTTAAACCGTGTTATTGGTTCGTCTGGGTTCACTTTAACTGTTACCATCTCTTTACCCGTTTTAGGGTCAAAGATAGTTCTAGTGTGCATTTTAGGCTGACTATCAGCGCTCACGCCCGGAAGAATGACGTCTTTATCAAAGCCACCTATAATACTCTCGTTAGTTGCCTGATCAAGTGCTTCTTGAATTACCTTGGTATAAAGGTCCGTGGACTTCTCAATCTCAACAGATGCCGCTTGTTTCACCGCAATGTAGCTCTTAGCCTTGAGCTCTTCCAATCTGGTAATACGGCCCTTAGCTGCCATCTGTGATAAGTAGTTAGTCACTTGCTTCTTTGACTCCTTATCACTGACATTATCAGCCAGGGCCCGTAACGTTACTAACTCAGTCGGACTAACATTGGTGTTTAAAATCTGTTGTGCCTCGGCCTCCGTCGCTTTACCGCCCGTAAAATATCGTTTGTATATCTGTGATACCTCACCAGTCAAATAGTTCTGAGCACGCATGTACGCCCTTGCAATGATAGTCGCTTGTTTGGTTGCAGCATCATGTGATTTCTGTTCGCTCTGAACGGCTCGCAGTTGCCAGTAACTTAACTTGCGTTTGTCATCCGCCACTCCTACACCTCCGAGCTTATAAAATCAAATACAGCAAAATTAAAATGCCTGTAATTGGCTTCCATCCAAGCGAAACTAATCCAAGCATTTTAATTATCACGATCACAAATACACCAATCGTTTTAATGATTTTATTCAATTCTGAGTTAATTACCCTTCACCACCACTTGCAAATTCTGAGGATATTGTGCTGAAATATCTTGTAGTCCGTGTAATAAGGTCTCACACAGAACTTTGTTATCAGCACTGGGCTCAATCAATCCAATAAACAAGCCACCATTTTCTTTAATAGTGGCGTTAGATAGCTCATTAGTGATGGCTTGGCCAAGCACCGAAACAGCAGCACAAACTAGGTCATGGCCCTTAATAGCACTATTCGCGTGGCCCGTTATCTGATAACTCACTACCTGCTTTTTGTTTAAATGAAACGTTGCCAAAATCATCCGCAGTTACCTCCTCGTTATCTGTGGCGGGCTCGCCGCCCATAGCTTTCTGCTGTAGCTTGAGTGCTTTTTCCTTTTCCTGATCCAGCATCTTAATCAACTCTTGCGGGTCATTGGTCCCAGGCAACCACCCGAGGGACACTAATTGCGGAATAACACCCTCAGCATTCTTAATATTATTGATGACATCTGCCATATTGACAGGAATATCAGGAACTATATTAATTGTTGCCCCAGAAGCGTCTACCGACTGGCCTTTAAACGTCATAATATTCTGCATTAAGCGTAGTCTCTGCCGAATACCCCGCGTTAGGTATCGCTGCTTAGTCGCTAACAATTGGAGTAAACCGAACAGCTTGTATTTCATAGCTTCACCGCTAATCGTCCCTGCAAAGTTTTCGTCATTCATGTTAGGGACGTAAGACGTTTGATGAATGTCATCCTTAATCGACTTAACAAGTACTTGCAGCTGTGATTCGTCAAAGCTCTTGGTCAACCATTCAACGCTAGCACCCTGGTCACCTTTACCAGGTGCTTCTAGGATACCGTCCTTCAAGTTAGCTTCTTCACCGTCCTCGCCCTCATCTAGGGTAAAGCCATAGACTACCAGCAAGGCATCCACGAAGTTCTTCTTATCAGTGATACGGTCTGACTGTAATTCGTTATAGGCGTTGATTAGGCTAATCGTTTGCTCAAAATCACCTTGACGCTCTTCGTTATTACGATACTCAATAAGTGGGACACCATTAAAATAATGTTGAATGGCCTTAGGTTTGCTTGCCAAATTAGCATCTGATAGCACTCGTCCTGTCTTGGTTCGATACTGAATAATCCAGTGGGCCGTATAGACAGTAATCAAATAACCCTTAGCATTACCAAGCAGGTCCTTCTTTTCCACGTAGTAAATACCAAACAGCGGATTTTTATCCAACGTGTCATCCGTTACCAGCACACAGCCGCGCGGATCAATTTTTTCAATTGCCAACTCGGTAGTTGCGTCTGACACCTTTTTGATGTATAGCAGCTCATAGGCACACCCAAACACGCTTAAATCTTTCTCCATCTCCGTATTATGCGAATCAATATCCATTTGGTCCTGAGCATCCGTAATGGCTTTAATATCCTTGCCGTTCGCCGGTGAAATGGATACCGGATTACCAGTTGTAAAGCCGGTAATCATGTCAGTAATGTATTTGGCGTGGTTCGTCATTACCTTTTCATCTGCACGATCCAACTTAGCCGCCATCTCAAGATTTCGGCTTAAGATGTGCTGATTACCCTCATAGTAGTGTTCCAGCATGTTATAACGGTCAATACGTTGCTGTTGTTGATTGATAGCATAGTTAATTACATCAAAGCTAGGGTTTTCAATATTGCCAGCCAATTCACGGTCAATCGCAACGTTGGACCCGCGCTTCTTGTTCAAATCATACTGCATCCGCTCACCTCCTATCCTCTTAATCCCTTTGGCTTCTTAATTGTCCGTGCCTTGAGCCGTTCATGTGTGTTATAGACGGCATACCGTAACGCGTCCATTACGTCATCGTTAAGCTTGACGGGTAAGCCCGTAGCCTCATCCCAGACATACTGATAGATTTCATCTAAGAAGGCATCAATCGCTTCTTTGATAACAAAAAAGTGGCCTTGCTTCATGCACTTAGCCACCGACTCGATTCCTGATAAAACCGATTTTTTAGCATTGAACGCCTTGAGCCCTTCACGTTGGAAGCGTGCAACGTGTTCGGGTCTCGCGCTATCAGCCCAAAACTTAACATTTCGGCCATAGCGATGCTGAATATCTTTTGCAATCTCTACCCAGTAATCAATCTCTTCAAACTGACGTGTATGTTCTTCAATCAAATAAGTATTGCCAACTCGATCATCAGCCATTACAACAATCGTTCCTTTATGTTCATAGCCCCAGTCGACTCCCGCATAGTAAGTTAAGTCTGCTGGCAATTGAGCCCGTGGAATAATCATTTCGTCCTTATTAAAATCTTTATACACCATACCTTCACCAGATACCCATAGACCGAGTATTGCACGGTCGTAAAACATTCCGGACGGCGTACCCGCTTTTTGATGTTCAACGTATTGTGGAGGCAAAAAGGTATTATCATCGATTGTAAAATGGAAACTAACGATTCCTGCTTTAGGATCATCGTTATCAATATAGCTGGCTTTCAAGTAGTGAGTCGGAACGTCTGGGTTCGTATCGCAAATAATTCGCGCACCTTGTGCTGAGCACCGATTAAGGATTTCATTGAATACCTCTTCATTAGCAAGGCTAGCTTCGTTAATATACGCCCCAAACGAGGTCATCCCACGAATGGCACCCAGCCCTGCAATGGACCCGGTAAACGTCTGCACAATCTTCACGCCAAACAGTGTGAAAGAGTTATGTTTGTCAAATTGAAAGTTAATGTCATATTTATTCGTCAGTTCCTGTAATACGTTGTTTTGTAGCGACTTGCTTGAATACCCCGCTAAAATGTACATTGGTTCCTTGACCCCTAATTTGTCAGCAACCTGACGAACACGCCGCAGTTCCATCAAGAAGGCGTCATTATCAACGACAGTTTTACCAGACCGAACAGCACCATAGTTTATCAGTAGTCGCCAGTCCGTCCGCCGCAAGGTTTTCAGCACTTGAACTTGTTTCGGCGTATATAGCTCACTAATTGCCATCGCTATCACCACCTAGGACGTCATCCAATTTATCCAGATATTCAGAAACTTTTGCTTCAGTACTATCGGTTGAGGCATTCATAATGCGAGCTTTAGACTCTGCAATATCCGCGTCAGCTTTAAGCTTGCGAATCTGTTGTTCAACAAGCTTATTGTTATCCGGATAACGCTTCAGTATTTCCTTAGTAGCGCTTATCCGTGTTTTCAAATCAGCTTCTTTGTGCTTCTCGTACACACCGTCAGCAGTGCCAATATAAACCGTTTCTTTGGTTTCGCCTCTAGCGATACTAGTAAGCAACTCAACGGCTTCTGTGGCGTCCATAATACGCTTGGAAGCTATCTCGGCCATTCGCTCATCGATGTAAGATTTAATTGCAGGTTTTTGCAGGTTTTCAGTAGCTATAGAATGTGCAGACCGGCTTTTGTATCCAGCTTTAATTGCAGATTCTTCCTTTTTTCCGGACTCGATGTACTCGTCGGCAAACCTCTGCTGTTTGGGCGTTAACTTTCGTTTCATTACATACCACCACACCTCCGTTAATTGGAATTAGATTGATAATCCTATTATTTTTCGAGTAAACGAATCCGAATTGCCAGTACCTGTGCATAGGTTTCCATAGCTCTTGCTTGAATACCAATGAGTTGCCGTTGTTCATCAGGAATATCTAAGTTACTGGCAGCCGGCCAAGCTTTAGCAATCTTGTCCGTCAGTTCATCGTATTCAGTGTTTAACTTTTTCAACAATACTTTGTTCATAATAATTACCACCTCCTTATTTTTATCCAAATTAAAAGCGCCATGCTGTTTAGCACGACGCTTGATATTTTTATATTTTGTTCTGAGTTATCTCAAGTAACCGATTTTCGGAATCAACTACTTTGTATAAGTCTTGAATTATAGTCTCCATTTTATTTTGTGAAACGCAGCCTTGTGCGCAACGATCTATTGCTTCTTTTATAGGCAAAAAATCTTTTCTGCTTATATCATTTGAGCTAAGTAAAACAGAACTGGTGTCAAACTCTTTTTGAAATTCTAAAAATCTCACATTAAAAAACTGGTCCAATCTCTTTTTATTATCACATGTTCTTTCTTTTTCTTCTAATTCTCCATTGGCTTTTAAATGCGCAATCAAAATACTTGTATCATCCCTTAACGAAATGATTGTTAATAATAGCTTACTTAAATTATTGATTCTACGCTCTTCTTTAAATTGATGAACATTTTCCTCTATTTGTTTTTCGAATTGATTTTTGCTTTCCTTTATTTGTCTTTCAAATTGATTTTTACTTTCTTGTATCTGTTTACGTATTGACCAAATTGCCACAAAAACAGTTGTAGGAACAGTAATTACAGCACCTAGATATCCACCCCAAAACCCTAGCCACCCATCATCTGATCCTCCACTAGTATTATTAAGTACTGATATCATCATCCATTGAAGTATAACTGGAATAATTATAATAGCTAAAAGTCCTAGTAGAAAAACCCACCAATACTGTTTAATAATTTTTTTCATAATCTTCCTCCAAACTATTCTAACTATACAAAAACTCCCGCTAAAAAGCGAGAGCAGTTTGGAGATTGTCCATTTTGGAGCTGCGGACGCATTTAATGTGTTTGGTAAGGATTTGCACCTTACAGGATGACCGCACTTCCCCTTGTCAGCAGGGCACTATTTTTTAACGTACTTGCCATCTGACATGCGTCTACCTATTCCGTCACAAGCACACGTTATACGAATGGTCTATCGTGGACGCTAACATCGTATAACTATATCGCCGGTAGGCCTCGAACCTACATCCCATTGTGGCTTACCGATTAGCCTACAGCGATACTCGCATTTAACGGCCGATGTTAAACACGAAGACTGATGCCAGTGACCGAGAGGAGCACTTCACTCTCCTTATTGAGCCACCGGCTACACAGATAGCTGGATTTGAACCAACATAGACGGTTTTGGAGACCGCCATCTTGCCAATTAGATCATATCTGTTTAATAGGCGGGCCATCGTACACTCTTAACATTTCCGTTTGGAGGAACAGAACATTGTTGTGCCCGTCTAACGTAGCCTGCTGGACTCGAACCAGCGACAACCTGATTAACAGTCAGGCGCTCTACCAACTGAGCTAAGACCACAACTAGTAAGTGGACTTGTTGCTCCCCAGTTGGCCAACCAGAAATTAACAATTACGCTATTGCGACATGTCTGCCCGCTTACTAATTTGAACAATGTTCCCCGCACCAATCGTAGGAACTCTGGCACCTTCGATTAGGTAAGATGCACATCTTCTGCCTGCAGAACTGTTCAATACCCTGCAGCACACGGTTATGGCAGCGGTAGGAATCGAACCTACTCACCCAATGGGATCGGTTTTACAGACCGATACAGCTCTCCATCTCTGACGCACCGCCGTAACAATAACTGACTAGGCCATCAAGAAAACATTTTGTTTTTTGCCTTTGTCAATTATCGATAATATAAATTTAACACCATTTTTATGTCATGAAGACCGGTTCGAGTTCGGAAAAAGTCCGGTCAAAGTCCGGTCTGAGTCCGGTTTTCGTAAACATTCAAGTCTTCGAGCATGTAACACTGTGCAAATTGGAGCATGGCAAGCGGCTTCCAACGGTCGAAATACTGGGTCTTGCTGTAACCGATAGCCATGTAGCACATCGTGTCACTGTAATCCTGTAAGTAGAGCTGGTCTAAGATTACTTGGCACTCGTGATCGCAATTGTTCATCGCTACAATGCTCTGCTGCACAACCTGCTCCGCATACAGGCGCCGTGTAATTCGTTCCTCTGCCTTATTACCGGCTGGGGCTGACTTCGGCATACCATCCATGTTAGGTGAGCGTAAATCAGCAACTGAATGCCCTGACGCCCGCACAGCCTGTGGTAATACTTTGCCTAAGAAGTGTCGTACCTTTTTAATCGTTTGTTCCTCATCAATTGGTGGAAAAATTTCATCTGAAATAACTTGCTGTTCGCCCATCATGCGCCCCTCCGCTTTCGTATGCTATAATTAATTTTGCAGGAATCAATTGTAGCGGCGTCAGCGATGGCAGCGCTTTTTTTATGTTATACTTACAACGGTCATTCGAGTGGTCCTGTGACTAGTCGCCTTAATAGGCGGCTTTTTGTTTACTCTCGCGATCACTCAACTCCGCAATGCCAGCAATAAAGTCCCGCCTAATTTGTGCCTGTTGCTCAATTGTCAGTGCCGCGTTCATTTCCAGGTTGACAACTGTGGCTTTCGTTTGAATTGCTTTGGCGTATTCGGTGTCAGTCATGCTTATTTGCCCACCAAAGTAGCACCAAACTAACGATTACTAACGTAGCAGTTGCGAGTGCCCAATATCCTAACAATTGCAACGGGGAAGAATTCCAAAGAAGTTCAAATATCTGTTTCATTTGTCTTCCTCCACCACATACCCGTCTAGCCACGCACGGGCAACCAAGTCTTGATGTTCTGCATATCTTCGCTGGTTAAAGTCATAAGTCCCAGGTGTAAGTTCTATCCAGTCTCGCACTTTTTCAGGTTGACGTTCATAGCAAAGCATGTCACCAACCGAAGTACCATCGCGTTTGCACTTTTCAATCCAATCAGCAACCGCCTTTGGTATCACCGGTAACTCGACATACTGTTGTTTGAATTCTTCATCAGCCATAACTTTAATCTCGTCTGCTTCATTAACAATCCAATCACCAATTTCAAACGAGACTTCATTATCATCTGGAAAGTCATCAGGTTCGGGATTAACATCGTCAATCAGTATTGAATAATAAGCTGGCTCACCTGTTAATGCATCAAGTAATGAGTCTGGCATAACTTCATAGCCAAATAGACTTGTCTGACTACCATCAAACTGTTCTGCCTCAATTGGCTGTTTGTGATAGAACTTCATTTGTCCGCCTCCAATAGTTCCGGGTTATCGTGTACGTTGCCAATGATCGTAAAGCGTTTGTTAACATGTAACATTTTGGGAACGTCAAAATTACTTGAATCAAAATCTTCTGGATATTCTGCCTTAATTCTCGTTAACACAACTCCAGTTGATGGCCAGATGGCAACCTTTCCGATAACATCTGTTTCTATACCCGGTTCACCGCCAATTGCGCCTAATGTGTCAGGATCATAAAAAGTTTGTCCATGTGTCTCATAATAATATTCTAAAATGTCACCCTCGTAGATTTCCTTACCGTTCACGTCTTTCAGGCCGGTAAACTGTTCAATTTTAAAATCACTTGCATCTAAGGCGTCAAAGGTCAACCCTTTCAATTCGTCATAGCCTCTAATCACCTTGCACTCGTTATCCCACGCTCTAAACTTAATCATCGTCGCCATCTCCTACATAAAATAACGCTCAAATAGATCATTTGGTATTAAGAATTGCTCACTATCACGGTCTTCGACAATCCGATCATTAAGTGAAACTGGCTGTCGTCTACACTGATTCTCCTTACCATAATTTGCTATGAATTCAAATCCCCATATATTAGTCCAAATCAACACATGATATTGAAAGATTGCTTTCCAAGTGTTTCTTGGTCTATCTAGTTTTTTATCAAGCTTATCAGCAGTCTTAAACGCCTTCTGTACTTCATTACCCAATTCACTTGTAATCTTAATTACGTTAAATTCTGTTGGTTTAGCAACACATTTATCTAGTTTAATCATCGTCGCCATCTCCAATCATCTCTTGGAACTAGATAAGTCCAACGCTATCACAACCCATGCCACAACACTGATGAAAGCAACTCCATGCCAAAATCCGTCTAAGAAGTTCCCAATGATCATGACTAAAATAAATAAGGCTATCATGCCAATTCCGATTTTATTTCTAATACTCATTTTCAATCCTCCCCGAACGCCCGCTTATTAATGTTGTACGGCTCATATTCCTTGGCCAATTGCTTATTATCCTGTGCTTTAGCTTTGTTTGCTTTGGCGTGTAGCTTCATGCGCTGGTGCTTCCGTTTAATCGTTGAACGCTTCTTAGTGTGTTTAGGCATCTTCGTCCTCCGTGATTTCATCTATTTCTACTCTAGGATTTCGTTTATCAACCGCAAATTCATCTTGAAAACCGGTTATGTGCTTGCGATTGTCATTGCCTAGGAGCCCAGCTTTCATAAAGCCGTCCAGCACAAACTTTTTAGCAAACGCGATATTGTCCGCATCTTTTCGGTTGTTCTTTGTGTACCACGTAAATTTAAGCTTGCAAGGCCAATTAAATTCAACTCCAGAATTATGACTAGCCCGCGCATATACACTACATAAGGCCGTGTACCGCTTCTTTAGGTTAGCTGCCGCATACCGATTGGCCCGTTCAGCCTTGATGTACTCATTTAAGCTAGGTAGTTCGCCCTTAATCACGACTTTACTCATACTTTCGGCACCCGGCTAATGTAGTAGCCATTAACGATCCCGTTAGACATACTGGCCTGTCTAATCGAAAATTCTGGGGCGTCAATCCTCTTACATAATCGCGCCAGTGTTTGATAGGCGATCACTTCATCAGGATTGTTATACTTCTCAGCACGCCAGTAATCGTTAGTCAGTGGCAGGCTGTATTTATGGACTAAATCCTTTACCCGATTTAATTCAATTGCCGTACTATCAGCTAGTTCTCTAAGCGTATGTTTGCCATGTTTATGTGCTTGCCGAATGGCTTTAATATCTTCACGTTCTCCCTGCTTCGAATCTTGTTTCATACTGGCTAAGTAAGCTTCATCACTGCGTACCTTAGTCCCAGGCTTAACCAGTCTAACCGGAAACGACCATTCACCAGATTTGTAGTTATGTTGCGCGAGCTTAAACATTTCCGGTTCGGGCCCGATTGCTAGTGGGTGATCGATATCGGGTAGATCAGCGTTAATTACTAGCACCTGTGTTTCATTCATTCGCTCACCTCCGTTTGCAATCCTTGTCTAGCTTGCTCGAGATCAATAAAATACTCGGCTGGCTTACCCCAACATTGGGTCAAATCAAAATTTAAGCCATCCCGCTGATATTCAATAATTAAAACCTCGAGTGCAAATAGCTTGTACTCATGAGCGCACACTTCATCTTGCGCGCTACCGCCAGCCTTTAAATGCCGCTTCATACGCTGCTTAGTCCAGTGCAATGCGGCCGGTTCATAGGCATGGTTAGCGGCTAACTTGACTAATTGATTACCCCAATTCATTTAGCTTCCTCCTGACTGTTCATGAGCGCTAGAAAATCATCGTCACTCATATCGTCCTGCTGGTTATCACTTGAATTTGGCTTAGAATCCGCCTGAGAAGCGCCGTTTTGCATCCACTTTGGCGTAACTTCTTTACGGCGTGGTTTTGAATAGCCACTAGGTTTTCTTTCGCTCTTCATGCGGTCGTCATGATTAGCAGCAGCCTTTTTAGCCTGCTCTAACGTCGTAATATTTCGTTTCTTCCAACCCGCAACAATTGCACGAACGTATTTCAAACATGCATTAGATCCAATCTGATGTTCTCCAGCAACCCAAATTGCATAGGCAATCACCTCAGGCTTGAACTCTTCCAGCCATTCATCAATCTCAGGTCGGGCAATACCATTTGGAAATCCCCACAGGTTGGTCCAATCGTTAATGACCTGCTCGCGCGTGACACCCGCGTCATCATCATAAGAGTCAGTATCAGTCAAGTCAGGGTCAGTACTAGTAAGTTCTTTATGTTCTACTGGTTGACCTCCACCTTGCCCAACCGGTTGGCCTACTTCATCTAAACCAGTTGACCTACTTTTATGACTTGTAGTTGGGTTACTGGTTGGGTAACCAGCTGACCTACTATATAAATTAATAATGCGATATTCAGGTGGTTTCACATTTTTCTTGCCTCTAACGTATTTAATTAGTCCTAGTTGCACTAATGAGTTGCGTGCTTTATCGAGGCCGGGTTCGGATAGTCCTGTCAGACTGAGTAATGCCGAATTTTTCATGCGAAACTGAACGTCCAACTTGCCTTCATCGTTCGCATAGTCTAGTAACTCGCGATACAGATTATTTTGGCCGTTAGAGACACTCGCTTCATACATCTTAAAATTACGGTACGCTCGTCGTTGTTTGAAGTAATCCAAATTCGTCCCTCCTTTACTAATGGGCCTTTCACCCGTTCGGTGGATTCAGTCACTGCTGCATTCAAGCCAATTCGAATGTTTATTTCTTATCAAATGCCGCTAGCAACCCTTGTAGCTGGCTCTTAGCATCCTCTGCTTGTGCTACTGTTAGATTCTTCCAATCGTCGTCAGTCCCTTTCCAATCAGGGACAATTTGTTGAATAACCTCATTAGTCACCGATAATGGTGTGCCATTCTTGGTTTGGGTGGCCAGTTCACCAGCAAGGTTAGCAATCTCACTTGTCTGCTTTGAACTAGCAATGATGTTGGTAGGATCAAAATCTTCATTTACTTCATCGTCAGTTGCGGGCTGTTGCTTGCCAGCTAGTAATAATTTAGCAGCAGTCTTAAATTCAGGTTTCTGTGCATTCTCAGCTAGCCATTCAATATAGCCACGATTCTCATTCATGACATCTCCCATGCTCTTGCCTTTATTTTTGCCAAAGTTAAGTTTTAAATTAAAGGCTTCATCATAAGTCATGGTTTCGTTATTCTCACGTTGGTTAAAGTTCTGCATATCTTCGACATCTTGCGTGAAGACATTTGATAAACTAGCGATGGTCAGTGTGGCATCAACTTGAGCTCGCTTTTTTGCCATCTTCAATACCGTGTTTTTCATTGAAAAGCCATCACGAGAAACGTACTTACTCTCTTTTGTATTTGCCGACCCTAATCCCTCAGTTAACTGCATACCGCTCTTGTATAGCACGCACTTGACGGTGTAGTCGAAATAACCCGACTCGTAGTCCTCAACTTTATCGATAACGTTGTATTCGCTGGTCACGCCCATCAACATTTGAATTTTTTCGGCACCCGGTTTAAGGAGCGTCGGCTTCTGTGTACCAGGTACGACCCCAAAATCTTGACCATCTTTTAGTTGATGTTGAACCATAGTTTGGAAATTAGAGATAGCCTGTAGTTCGCTAGCCATCTTGTTTTGATCAGTACCCATGATTAGGGATAGACTATTCGTTTGATTTTCTGCTTTCGCGATTGCTTCGCTCATATTGGTTCCTCCTAGTATTTAAACGTGACCTTCTCAGTTGCCGGTTTTTCAGTAATACCAGCGATAATCTCGCCATCTTCCATGACAAACTTGTCACCAACCATGCGACCAGCTTTTTTTAAATCGACTTTATCAATAGATTCCTTGACCTTGATATATTGGCTCATGCCCTGATTACGAAGTGAGTTTAAAACCATCTTTTCGTCATACGCCAACCCAGCCGGGTTCTTACGAGTTGATACACGGCCATTAGGGGTATCGATTTTGAATTTCTTATCGACTAACCGTTGATCACGTAAATAGTTGGTCAGTAGCCCTTCGAAATACTCGCGGTTGGCTTGGTTCTTATCAAGCTCCCGGTCGCGCCATGCAATTGCCTGGTCAATATTGTTCTTCGCAACTTGGCCAATTTCATCATCATGCGCTTGGATAGCCTTGAGCTTTTTTAACGCCCAGTCAGCTTTCTCCAATGAGTCAATTTTGAAGCCTTCGTTTTCACGTTCCGTCACCGTTCTAAGTTCTTCTTTTAACATTGCGTCCATAATTGAAACCTCCTGTTTATTTAATAATCAGCAATGACCCCACTTTCAATCAGCTCTTCCTCAGTAGGCTCGTCATCATGCCAGCCTTCCACAGCTTCTTCTTGGTCAATTAACCAGCTATCGTAACCGTTCATTTCGCCCACCTCCGTGTCAACCGTTGTCTTAGTGACTGTTTCGGAGTACAATAGAATTCGAAAATAAAATTATTAAGCGTCTTTGCTGCACGGGTACTACCAATACTTGAGCAGCTTTTTTCGTACTCAAACTTATGCTTTAGCGATACTTTGCGTACTTCCAATTCATTCAACCTCCTTAAACGTATTAAAAAGACTATCTAACTCCTGAATCGTGATCTGTTTGTAAAGCACATTTCCAATCCTGAATGTAAATTTCATCGTCTTCATCTCCTTAAATTCCAAACCAGCTAGCAACTTCATGACGCTTGAACCACAATGCAGTTAACGCGCAGCCTACTAATGCTCCTTCAATCATTGCTATTTCCTCCTAGCCATTTTCTTGATTGACTTTATCGATTACTTCCTGCAATTTATCCATTGGAATACCGGCATACTCAGCTTTCTTAGCTAAATCAGTTATCTCGGCGCTAATCTCTTCAGCGTATTCACGTGGATAACGTTCAATGACTAGCTGCTGCGCTGGTGTCCGATCGTTTGGATTAATCGCAATAGCATTCTCAAACTCAGCTTCCATTGACTCTCGTTCTTGCTGCTCTTTCTTCTGACGCATTAGGGCTGAGAACATATCACCCTTTAGACACCTGTCATTCTGAAATGACAGCACTCCGAAATTCTCGCGAGCACCAGAATAGCTAAGCCAAAAATCGTTAATTACATTTGCTAACGACTTCCTGATTTGTGGATCAGTACTTCTTGATCCACTCTTCAACCGGGACAATTGTCCGGGAGAAACATGCGTCCTATCTGCAATCTGCTGCTGTGTTAGTGTTTTATTTTTGCCTAATGCCAATGACAATTGCTCTGCAAACTTGTTCTTCATACCTACACCTCTGTATTTTGGAAAGGGCTTTATATAGCCTTTCCATGTAATTCACTTATAATTTAAATTAATCGGGATGATCTAATAGGTAATCGATCATCTCAGCTGCTGGAATCTGCCAGCCGTTATGGGTATTCACATAATCAATGAAGCCACCCTGTTCAATGTCCAAATCATGACGATGCTTGGTTAAATATCGTGAGGCTCGTTCGGTTGATTTAGTTCCGTATTTATACTTAGCCAGATCTTTAAGCTTCCAAGTACGAATACCACGTTGTGCTTGCTTCCAGGCTTGGAACTTCTCGTATTCTTCTTCGCTAATGAATTGGAATCCCTTTGGAGCCTCATGCCGAATCAATATCGTATCTGACATGTTCGCACCTCCTAATATGAAACTGACATAAGTTGGCTAGCTTGCTCGTTATACTCGGCCGTTACTGCTCGAAATTCAGCATCTAGTGCTTTATCGCTCAGTGCCTCAAACATTACTCTTGGTGTTTCTGGCTTAACCTTTGCTAGTGCATTAATTAATGTAGTTCGTGATAGATGTGTCATTTTGTTTCCTCCGTTCTTTGAAAATTAAATATTTGCTTTTAGTAACTCGAATATTCGACGCGCTTCATCAATTTTGCTTTCGTTAGTTTGATAAACATTAGACACACCTAAATGGAACCTTTGGACCATTTCGTGCAACTTCTCTTGCATAACTTCCATTACTCGGTCACCTCCACTGATAATTCATCTGTGGAAACTCCCAATGCACGGGCAAGCTTTTTCGCCGTCTCGTATGTCAAATTAGTACCTGACTCAATTGCGCTGATCGTCGTTTGCGGTACTCCACTTTTATCAGCTAGTGCTGATTGGCTGAGTCCCAGTTTCTGCCGCAATTCTCGAATCCTTAATGTGTAAGTCATTTGGTATCTCCTTTCCAGCCACTAATATATTGGTAACCTGGCCATATAATAACTAATATATCGTTACATGTCAACAATATATTAGTAAATATTTTTGTTATTTACTTTAGAATGAACTTAACAATATATCGTTAGGAGCTCATAACATGAAAACCGATGGAGAATTTGTTTCCGAACATTTAATGGAATTAATAACTCAACAGAACTTAACTATTAATCGTGTTGCAACATTAGCTGGGCTGAACCAGTCGACTGTAAACGCGATGTTTGAAGGGAGAAGTAAGCGTCCAACAATTACTACAATCCGTAAGGTATGTGGCACCCTCGGTATCAGCGTCCACGACTTCTTCGACTTTCCGCCTTACAACGAGGTGGAAAAATAATTTCTATAGACTTCTCACTTAAAAAGGTGGTAAAAAAATGTTAACAGCTACGATTCATTTTTTAGATGGTGAAACACTAACGCTAAACGTCAATGACTTTGTTTGGGGTATTCGCACTGCGCCAATTAATGATCGGCCTAAGAAAGTTTCTAAAAAGAACTGGGAAAAGATAACGTACGATTTTCCTAACAAAGACGAAATTAATGGTCCGTTTGAACTGAACGAACATATTAAGCTAGGATTAGTGCCAAGTATCACCAAACTTCTAAACAACTACACTTTCTTTTTCACTGATGATGACCCTGGCACCGTGTTTGCCAGCTCCAAAGTGGTAAAGATTGTCAGTCATTAACGTTTAATCCGAAGAGTTGCTATTTGCGATAGCGGCTCTTTTACTTGTTATTGGCTTCATTTTGGCATCTCCTTTTTATGACTAATAGTCATATCGTTTCCACGCAAAAGATCATCAACAGTTACGTTTAACGCGTCCGACAATTTTAGAATAGTATCAGTAGAACCCTTTCGTCTGCCATTTTCCATTGATTGGACCATTGCTACAGAAACTTTTGCATGTCTTGCTAACTCTTCTTGGGTTAAATTCATTGCTTCTCTATAATATTTAAGTTTCAAAATCATCGCTCCTTTCATGTACTAATAGTACTATGTCTATTTGTACAAGTCAAGTCTTTTTGTACAAATAAAATAAAAGGTCTGTCCTTTACTATCTGTACAAGCTAAAATACTAATTGTGGAGGTTATCATAAATGACTATTGGCAAAAGAATAGCAAACCTAAGAAAACAAAAATCTTTAACCCAGCCCATGCTGGCTGACGCAATGAATGTTAGCCAAAGCACCATCGCAAGTTGGGAAAGTGATAGAAGATCCGTTAGCAACGATGACTTAATAAAGCTATCAGATTACTTTGGAGTAACAACCGACTACTTGCTTGGAAAGAACGGTACTCCAAAATGGGCCAACGAGAAAGACACTAAAGACTTACAAGATTTTTTAGATGCGAATGAGGGTTCGATGACCTATGGGGGTGAAGATCTTACTGAAGAAGAAAAACAACAAGTGCGTGTGGCTATGGCAACAATATTCTGGAAACGCCACAAGCATGATTAGGAGTTTTACTTATGGATAGAGTAAAAGATATCGTTAAAACTATTGTCAATCGTTATCACACAGCGGACCCGTTTGTAATTGCGGAAAAGCTTAACATACAAGTGGAATGGTGTGATTTTGGGGCAATGCCTCTGGGTAAAAATGCTTATGACAACCAAGAGCCTATCATACTACTCAATAATTCTATTAAACACACGCCTACACAGTATTTCATACTCGGTCACGAACTAGGACACGTTATATTCCATGAGGGGCTGATTGGGTACTACACTTCCGTTAAACATGGACATTCTAAGTTTGAACGTGAAGCTGATGAATTTTCAGTTGGATTGATGGGAATGTTGTTTATTGAGGAGAATGGCCATATTCCCTATTCATACAGAGAACTGTCCTATCAATACGGGGTACCATTCGACGGAGATTAATATACATGAGTTTGGAGGAATTATGACAGCGATTATTAATACAGTATTTTTAATTTCATTCATAGCTTTTCTGTATTTTATTGGACGGGGAACTATAAAATTTTTAACAAATAAAGATACCAAACATTCTTTTAAGTACGGACTATTATCACTACTTATATCTCTTGTGTTTATGGTAATTGGCATAATATTTGACCCTGCCATAAAAAGTTCTTCAGAGAGTAATAATTATAATTCAGCGAATAGCAACTCTACTACAAGTAAAGAATCAATAGACTCAACGTCTCAAAGCCATTCTTCTAAATCATCTAGTTCTAAAAAGTATGATTTCAGCAAAGTTAAGCTTGGCATGACTAAATCACAGGTCACTGCTATCATGGGAAAGCCTACAGACGAGAACTCAAGCACGCTTATGTACGGATCTGATGACTTAGATTTTCAAAATGATAAATTATTTGATGGTTCTCCTGATGAAGTTCATAAAGCCGCTATAAAAAAAGATAAGACCGAAGCTAACGAATCTAGCAAGAAAAGAGTAAACGAAGGCCAACTCAAATCATTTGCTAAGGTTTTTGGGCAAAAAGACGTCGAAACTTTACAAAAATACGTTGGCTCTGCATATTCGTCTATAGAAACTTCACAGGGAATGGCTTATGGTTGGAAAACTGATTACGGTATGCTTTATAGATTAGATGATAGTAGCACTGGTATCACTCATGTATATAAAGATGGTCTTGGAGACTCTGGTACACAACTGTACGTCGGTCAGACCATCAAACAAAAGCAACGTAGAAATTATTATTACTATAACTAGGAGGAAGATATGTCTATTATTCTCACATGGTTAATAATTATTATCGCTATTATGTACTGGATTTTAAATAAGTTCGTTAAATTCATGACAGTGGGACATCTCAAACTAAAGGATTTAATTCGTGCAGGCCTTTGGTCAATGATTGGAATTTTCATCTGGAAAAAGTTACACCCAAATGAAGATATACCAGACCGTTTTAACTCAGAAATTAATAAGTATAAGGAACTTCTCGCACAGACACAGAAAAATCACGATAAGAATTAATATTGCTAGGGAATACTAAAAAGCTATGTCCAATAAGCTGATCGACATTAAAAGCTGTTAAAAGAGGAGGGATTTCAGCATGAAGACAAAGAATTTAGCGCTTACCAACGGAATCGTGGGATTAGTTGGCGGAATCATCTTATTATTTGGGGGCTGGTTTGTCGCTGGTGGCGCCCTAAGCGATGCGGCAACTGGATCAGCAACAAGCACATCAGGTACAGTGGCTTTATTAAACATTTTGAAAATTGCCATTTTAGCACTAGGCATCATTGCATTAATTTATTATAAAGGCGATTCAAGAGTAAATACTGCACCAGGTGTTTTACTAATTGTCGGCGGCGCAATCGCACTTATTCCATTCTTAGGTTGGATTGGCGGAATTATCGCAATTATTGGTGGTTCTTTATATTTAGCTTCCCTAAAGAACTTTAATCAACCACAACAATAACACAATGCACTATTTTGAAGGATATACCTCAGGTGTCAAAGGCGTATTAGGTGCGAACTTTAACGTTACTTTCACCAATGGAACATTGAGTGGTAAAACTCAATCTGGTATGAAATAGCAATTTATAACTGGCCCTTGATTGGGCTTTCACGCGAGCGTAGTTCAACGGTAGAATGGTTCCTTTAATTCAAATATAGCCTACCTTCCAATGCAGGTTCGACTCCTGCCGCTCGCATAGAGATTCCTAACTCAATCAAACACAGGAGAATCACCAATGTTCAATTCTTTAACTTATTTTTTAAAAAGCATGTCCTCTATTAAGTGGAGCACTGAGCTATTATTTGTGGCAATTATATCAGCATTAGTTGCATATTTTCTCTATAAAAAGCTTCATCACTAAATTATTACAAACGTGGGTGTAGTTCAACGGCAGAACAGCAACTTCTTATGGGATACCCTTCCTTTATTTCTTATTGCCATGCGGGTTCAACTCCTGCCACTCACATTGACCAGTCAGGATGTCATTAAAAGCTAGGAGTTGGGACTACTTATAATTCGGGGAATTATTGTTATTGGGGAATAACATATTTTGGAGGGATTACTTTGGATATATTTTTTACATTTATGTTTCTTGTATCTTTAATTGCGTTAGCTTACTTTTCAATTCGTGGGGGAATTCATCATTTCACAAAAACAGGTGTTAATCGTCCATACAAAAAATACACCTTAATCTCAGTAGGACTAACAATCCTATTCTTAGCATTAACGGTTTGGGCCGCCCCTTCTGGCACAGCAAGATCGAGTGCATCACAGTCAGATACAGCCTCAAGTAGCAAAGCAAAGAAAAGTTCAGCAAAAGATGCATCGAAAAGAAAGGCTAGTATCAGTAAAGCTAACTCTATTAAGGAGAAGGAGTCATCTGAAAGCGCCCTATCAAGTAGCAAAGAAGAATCTGAAAGTATTGCTGCCTCCAAGTCTGAATCCAAAGAGAATTCAGAGAGTATGGCTAGTTCTGAATCCGAATCAAGCAAAAAGCAGTCTGAGGCAGAAAGCTCTTCAATAGCTAAAGCCAGTTCAGAATCATTAGTTGCTAGCTCGTCATCAGCTAAAAAAGCGAGCGAAACAAGTAAAACAGACAATGCTTCCTATACACAAAATGGTGGTTGGACTACTGCTGCTTCTGGTATGGTTTTTGTATCAGACTCCAATAAGTACTACACCAGCGTTAAAAATCCAGGTAATTACCAATATATGACCCAGAGTGCTGCTGATAATTCTGGTGCCAAGCCAGCACCACGGGGCAATCAATACGCAAGACCATAACAGGTCCAAGCCCTCATCGGGGCTTTCACGCGAGCGTAGTTCAACGGTAGAACGGTGCTCCTTTGAATTGCTAACTAGATACTAACAGATGCAGGTTCGACTCCTGCCACTCGCATTGACCAGTCAGGATGTCATGAAAAGCTAAGGGTCGGGATTACTTATAATTTATTTCTCATTACTGAGGAATAAATTATTATTACTACAACTAAGAGGTGGACAAAATGGGATTGTTGAAACGAAAACCAGAATTCATCATTACTGGTCAAACCCCAGACGACTATGTTCCAATTGGAATTGTCACAGGAATTGCTAATGCAGGAACATTAGGTAAAGGCGAGATTAGATCAGCAATAGAAAAAGCCCAAAAAGATTTGTGGTCAGAAGCTATTAAACTTGGCGGTACGGCAATCTCTAACTATCGTATTTCCCGAGCTCCCAGTGGTAACGCATCGCTATCTGCACAAAGTATCATAGTTTACGGCGACGCAATTAAAAAAGTATAACAGCAACCCCATATTGGGCTTTCACGCGAGTGTAGTTCAACGGTAGAACAATTATTTGCACACTTCTCATAGGTCTCACATCCTATATTGATGTAGGTTCGACTCCTGCCGCTCGCATTGTAACAAATAACCCATACTACCGCTTACTTTAGTACCTACATCACGTGGGCGTAATTCAATGGTAGAATAACGATTTCAGCCCTTCTCTCTCGTTTGAAATTGTTATGTAGGTTCAATCCCTGCCACCCACTTTTAAAAGAAAGAAGGTAAGATTATGGATAAAGATATGTCGAAATATGAACTCATAGATAACATTACTAATGACTTAACCTCTTTTATTAATCTGTATGCTTTCGTTTATCTTACAAAAGATAGCTACTCAAGGAAAGAATGTGGCCGCATAATCCAAGGAATGGAAAGAGATATGGTTGATCGTCTTAAGCAAAAATAATTGTAGGTACATTCTAATTAACTGTTGAGCCGACCAAAACCCATTGTTGGCTCTTATGCGAGTGTAGTTTAGTGGTAAAACGACAGCCTTCCAAGCTGTAGTCGCGGGTTCGATTCCCGTCACTCGCTTTGTATTTGTATTCAAAATATAATTGCAAAAACAATCAGTATTTAACGAAACTAATCAGAAGGAATTGTGCTTAAAATGAATATTAACGAACTAACTGACACAGAAGTCAACCAATTAATTCATTCCGTAAAAAAATGTGAACGTCAAATTCCCGGAGAAACGCCATTTATTGGTAGAATTAAAGATGATACACCAGTAATCGACTTTGAAAATCATATCAAGTACACGTTGCACCGATATAGACATCCGTTAGACGTTTCTAGATTCAGTCTTCATATTAGATTTACGGATACAAATGACATGCTTATACGAATTGATATACAGAATGGCAAGCACAAAAATCCAGATGGTGAAATAATTGGTCAAAATCATATGCACATTTACCATGAACAGAAGGGCTTACGAAAAGATGCAACAGCAATCCCCTTGCCTAATGAAATTCATAATATTTCAACCCTTTTTTTAGCCTTAGATGACTTTTTAAATTATACTAATACCAAATTATATAAATAACTACCTCAATAAGAAGCATTGACTCTGCTAAGAAAGGAGCTTTTTAAATGGTAACTATCCAACAATTAAAAAAATCAGCTGATGAATTTTATAAAAAAAGCACTAAATGGTTGCCTATTCAAACCGGGATAACACGAATTGATACTCCTTTCTTAGATAGGCATAATGATGCAATCATTCTGTATGCTGTCAGCCAACAGAACGGCTTAATAAAGCTGACTGATGGAGGCTACATTTTTGATGATTTAGAAGGCGATGGAATTTACCTTTCTAGATCAAAACAACGCATGCATATCTTGACTGAACAATTAAACAGTTATTCCGTTAAGATAGATAAAAGCCAACATGAATTATTCATTACTACAACACTTAATGACTATCCAGTCAAACAGAACCTTCTAATACAAGCAATGTTGTTTACTAACGATATGTTTATGCTATCAAATAAAAAAGTATCATCTATATTTATTAATGAAGTTGCAAAATTTTTTGAAGATCAAAATATTCGTGTTACAGACGGGCCAAATATCATTGGCCGTACTGGTATGATTCATCATTATGATTTCTCAATCCCTGGAATACGGGATATTCCAGAAAAGCTTATACGTACGATGAACAATGCTAAGAACGAATACTATGCAAAATCAATTGCGATGGATAAACGTCAAACACAAGATGTAAGACCTAACACTGATTTTTACACAATTATTAACGACGAAGAAAGTGTTGATGACAATATAATTAATCTATTTGATTCAGAAGGTATTACACCAATACTATTTTCAAAACGTAATAATTACATTGAACAGCTAGCAAAATAATCGTTTATATGTACCCCACAATGGGGTATATATTTTAAAGTGAAAAGAACATACGTTTGCCAATGTCAACTTATTGTTATTTCCAGTTAGGAGGAATAAAACATGTCAGTAACCAAACTTAATAATGGTAAATGGCAAGCCCGTGTCTCTTATAAAGATGATGACGGTAACTATAAGTCAGTTACTCATTTAGAAAAGCGCAAAACTGACGCCGTTGAGTGGGAAACTAAAACTAAAAATGCTCTGCTGGAAGGTGCTGACTTATCACGTAGCACCGAGAGTCTAAAGCACTACTTTCTTGATTGGATCAGAATATATAAAACTGACGGCGTATCGCGTCATACTCACGAGCTATATATGGGCAACTGGCGTCACGTCTCTGCATATTTTAAGGATCAACCTATGAGCGCAATTAAACGGCCAGATTATCAGAAATTCCTGAATGAATTTGGTCGCAGTCATGGAATTGCCACATCTCACAAACTTCATCAACAAGTACACACCGCAATCAAGGACGCTGTAGCCGATGGTATTCTAAAACGTGACTTTGCTTACAAGGCACACGTCACTGGACGCCCTCCTAAGCCCGTAGAGGAAAAGTATTTAACGTTGTCCGATTATAAGAAACTGCGTAAATATCTCATTAAAACGGCTGATTATGACCACATGACTATGCTGATGATGCTGTTTCAATTAGAAACTGGGACCAGGTTCGAGGAAGCTGCTGGTCTGACGTGGGATAATTTGGATTTGAATAATGGAATAGTTCACATTAAACAGCAGTGGGACGCCCGTAGACAGACTTTTCGTCCAACTAAGGGAAATGGACAGGCCGATGGAGATATAACCATAGGGCCCGCCTACTGTCGTTTTATGAGGAGCTATCGTAGCACGCAGAAAGATTATTTAGAATTGCACGAAATGAAGAATCCTAAGAACCTCGTATTTTGGTCTAAACTAGGAAAAATCGTGGGCAATGGGAATGCAAACGAAGAGCTAGGACGTATTTGTAACCGTCTAAATATCAATAAAGTTACAACACACGCCATGAGGCATACACACGCTTCGATTCTTATCTTAAATCATGAGTCCCTTCCCTATGTTCAACATCGCCTTCGACATCAGAAACTAGAAACGACCGTTAACACCTACGTCCATCTTATTGAAGAAGAAAACGGCGTATCAGATAAGAAGGCCACTGAGCTAATGGATGAAGGATTTTAGAAAATGATAATTTTGTGATTGCTGTATTCCTTGTTCCGCAAGGGATTACAAAATCATTTGTTAATTTTTCTTCCAAAAACTGCTATATTTTGGCTACTTTTTTCGTTTTTGGAAGAATCGTGGAAGAACATATCGTGTTTGAGTGGTTTTCGAGTGTAAAACAAAAGCACCAAAACGCCTTTATATCAGCGTTTTGGTGCTTTGTCGTTTCTCTATATTTGTCGACTTATCACCCGCACGGGGATCGAACCCGTAACTCCGCCTTGAGAGGGCGACGTCTTAACCAATTTGACCAGCGGGCACAAATTCATTTATTATCTTACCGAATGATAAGCGGCTTGTCAAATATAATTAAGATTTTTGCCACCTAAAAATCGTCACAACAACTAAACCAACAAATAAGAGCAAACAGTAGGCCACACTACACCAAAAAACGAAAGTCAATAATTGCGGTAACAAAAAGCTGCGCATAACTGCTAATCCGATGGCCGTGACCGCCCATACGATCAATTGTTGTCGCAGATGATCGAATAAATGATCTAATTCTGACTTCGACATACACTCACCTTCCATTCAACTAGTTTAGCCACCAACTGATACGATATTCAAGCAAAAATGCAAAAAATAGACACAAAGTTTCAGCAAAGTCTTGACAGTATTTGCTGGAAAAGTTACTATGAAATAGTTGTTATTGGGTATTCGCCAAATTGGTAAGGCAGCGGACTCTGAATCCGTAATTTACTGGTTCGAGCCCAGTATACCCAATATTCGTTATCAGCTGTTATCATTGGTTGTCAAAAACACCGTGATTGCAGCTTTTTTATTACTTTAGTTTATCATTAATTGTCATCTCTTTTCACTAAAAGTCAGCCAAAAGGACAGCCAAAAATATAACAAAAAAGCCACTGTTTCCAGTGACTTAATACTTGCGCGGGGTAGTGACTGTTAGCCAACTTTGGTTAGCAGTTTTTTTCGTTAGGCCATTAGTCTAACGCTTATTATCAAGGCAATGACTGCAATAGTAATGTGTATCACAAAAATAACCTTTCTTATAGTTTTAGGTTCATGATAATCAAACGGCCACTGAATAAAGTCAAATACTGACAGAATCATAAAGTTAAACGCTAATAAATTTAGCCCATAAACAGTCACCGGCATAGACAAGCTGAAAGCCATGCGGCCATATTGTAATATGCTACACGTTATCAAATATGCTGGAATAATCAACAATGTAATATTTACAGTAACTTCGAAAAACCATTTTTTAATGAAATAACTCATTTACAAGGACACTCCAGTAAATATTTAACTGCACATTATTAATTATACAGTAAAATTGTTGAAGTTGGGCTATAGTAGCATTCAAACCGTTAGATCACTGTAAAATTTTGCAAAAGCGTGTAATGCTTCATTCTTCATATAATTAAACTTGCTAACACTAACCGATAATTGGTTACAAGCTTCATTGCGGGTGAAATGCTTCTCAATAACGTAATCATGTAAAATAAATTGATATTGTGGATCATCAATTGCATTTAGGGCGTCTTCGACTTCTTTTAGCTGGTAAGACAGGTCAACATGGTTTATCAGGCGGCTTTCAGCGCCGTTTCGGCTGCTATGGCTTGACACTCCATCGAATGAGGGGCTGGAAACTTGATTAAAAGCCGTCAAATCACGTTTTAGTTTGGCATATTGCTTCAATAAATTACGAATTTTCTTAACATCTTGACGCATCGGAATCACACTTTCTGATCCCAGATATATGTATAAAAAAGAGGCTCGGGGGAGAGCCTCTCACTATAGGATATGATAATCGCCGTTATTACGGGAAAGTAATATTAGGACAAATTACAACATTAATTTTAGTACCAATCATTTCATATGTCAAACCTAAGCTTCAATTTTTCCACGCAGTTGTTGAATCATACTGACAACTTGATACGGTGTCTTTGTCATATCAGTTACTCTGTTTTGATACCAGAATTGTGTCAGCAAGGACACCGCAAAATCGTACTGTTTGTAGACAGTCAGATCTTCATTCTTGCTAACAGCCGTCTGCACGTAGTCCTTGGCGGCGTCTAAATAACTTTGAATCATTGGATCATCTTCAGTTACATCAATTCGCAGGCTTAGTTTAATGTCGTCTACAGTCACTGCCAACTAATCACTTCCTCATAAGTTTAACTTTACTCTCATAAAATTATATGGTATAAATATAGAGTACTCATTGCCCGGTAGTTCAGCGGTAGAATAATTGACTGTTAATCAAGAGATCGCTGGTTCGATCCCAGCCCGGGCAGTCTCCAAAACACATATTTATCATAAAAGGCCGTGACCTTGAAGTCACGGCCTTTTTATTACCAAGTCATAGCATAATAGATTACCTCAAACACTTTAAAAGCAACATATGCGGCGAATACATACGTGATGATAATACCACTGTATGCAAGGATAAATGTGTTCTTCATGAAATCACTCCTAAAATTATAGCTGCACGTTCCATTAAAATCTGATAAGCATTATCATCATACTATCACTTGTTGTTTGAAATTCCACTTACTTTGTCTTCCTATTTACCAGCAGTTGCAGTTCCTAACGCCACATTAATTACAGCGGTCTTGTCAATCACTTCATAATCATTCCGCACAATGACGGAAAGCCCTTGACTGAACTGGTCGAACTTGTCCCATTGGGCGGTTACTTGGTTACGCCGGAAGACAGCCACGGCTTGTGATAAGTCCCCCGCAATCATTGGGAACGTCCCGTCGGCGTTGTTGGCCAGTAACTTGTCACTAATCATGACGACTGGTGCCCCTAACAAGGTGAACCCACTGGGTGCCGTTGGGTTCGGCTGTAATAAGTAACGGCCTTCGGAATCCTTCAAGGTATCAAGGTAATTGAACCCGGATTGGTTCACTAGCCACATTTTGCTCAAGGCGGGATCTAACGTCACATTGAAAATCTTTTTAAGATCATCAATACTGGTTGCCGTTGCTTTAGTAAAGTTGCTACCAGTTAACAAGCTCATAATCTGCGTGTTGTCCGTGTTATCAACCAGTTGTTGCAATTGGGTTTTAACTTCGCTAACAATATCCACTTCGGCGTCTTCCACCACTTCATTAGATAAGGCAATCTTACCCGCCCGGGTCTTTACATCAAACGGCACTTCCGTAAACATATTCGCGTCAACATCGGCAATATCGGCTAATTCGTCCTTAGTAGCCAGTACCGCAGATTGTTGGCTGGTGGCAATTGGATAAGTACCGGAACCACTAGAAACTTGCTTAACCGTCGCATATTGGGCGAGGTTGTAATTGGATTGTTTTAATTGGAAAACGGGGGTAATCAGTTCTTTAGGAATAACCGCACTGGCACCGTCAGTCTTTAAACCGTCCCGTGTTTCCCCGTGTGTCCGCACATATTGTTCAAAGGCGGGAATACCGGTTTTGCTTTCGTTACCATTGTCATTGCTGTTAGGATCAATAATTGTTTGTTTTGCCATGTTGTCAGGCTCCTTTTCTTGGTTAATAAATTTTTCGTAGCTACGGGTATCAACTTGCACATTTGTATCGTCATAAGCGGGAACAGCTACCACCGACACGTCGAACAAACTCTTAACTTGATTAATGGTGCGCGTGATATTACCACCATCATCTTTAGTCCATTCGTCGGTGTCGTCGTCACTATCAAAGCCAAATGAACAGGAATCAACATTCCCACTCTGAACTTCTTCGTAGACGTCATTAGCAAACGACGTATTCGGCAACTGCGCGGTGAAATGTAGCCCCTTGTCGTCCGTTTCTAGCGTTAACGTGCCCGCCTTGGCACTGGCTAACACTTGAGTGTAGTCGTGGTTATTAAGCATAAGAACGTTTGATAAATCGACACCATCAAGGGCTTTGGGGGTAACAACCTCAGTGAAGCCACCTAAGTCTTTGCTTGGTGAGTTCCATACAATTGCATAACCACTAATTGTTTTACCCTTGCTTGTTTGGAAACCTTTAGGTTGCGGGTCTGCTGAATTTTCAGCTGGCCCGTCTTCGGGTGTTTCTAACTGTGGCGTTTGTGCTCGCAATTCGGCGTCAATCGTTAACCGTCGGTCTTGTTTCATGAATTATCCACTCCATTCTTTTGTAAGTTTAGGAAAATATTGCCATCGTCAGTTGGTGGCAAGCCAATCTTGGCCCGAGCTTCATTGCGGCTCATAATGCCACCCGTGAAACCAGCCACCGCTTGGGCTTGCTGAGTTTGCGGGTCAAGGCTCAATAACTTGTCCGTGTTAAACGTAAAGTCATGACCAAGCTTGAACGATAGCTCGCTGGTAAAGCTATCAAAGTAATGCTGTAATGTCCCTTGAAGATACTGCACGCCACTTTGCTCTTGGTTAGAATGATCGTTTTCAACCCCTAAGCGCTCCGGCGGTAAGCCAAAAGCCTTAGCAATTTGTCGGGTCGTCCAGTCATTCGAGTTGACCAGTTTTAACACATCGGTATTTAAGGATAAGTTACTAATGTCCATGGTGTCATCGGTCACAATCGTGTTGATCGCGTTATCACCCGTATTGGCTTCATCAAACTGGTTGCGAATATTGCCTTTGGCTTCCGGCCCTAAATCAGATTGATGGACTTTAATAATCGTGGTGCCATGCACGCCAGCAGTAAAAAAGCCGGTTAGCAATTTATTGCCGGCCGACTGAATCTGGCGTTCATCTTTGAGGGCATATAAGGGGCTAATCCCCGATACACCGTCTTTGGTGAAATATTTAAAATGTAAAATGTTGTTAGGCGCGATCTGACGACTGTTACCGCTAATCGGGGTATAGGTGTAGGTCAACGCCCCACTGACGTCATCTTGTTCAACCGTCAATTGTTTGTTTTGCACAAATTTAAGCGTGTGATTAGGCAAAATCTCCGCAAAACTATTACCATTGAGTAACAGGTTAGCCGCCAACGCATATTTGAAATGGTACCCGTCCATCTGACTATTGGGATTCTGATTAATCATTGTATTAAAGATCGCCGTATCGCACATAATCGGATTGCTGGCAATATCGCTCGCAATAATATTAATCGCCGCGTAAATGTCACTATTACGTAACACCGCCGCACTCACAAACGTATATGGGTCGTTACTTGATAAACTAACCAAGGCGTCGGCCACCGGATCATGCGTGCCACTGGTGGTACTGCTTTTAACGAAAAAACTCATTTAATCACCTCTTTGCTTTTCATAATTAATTAGCAACGCTAACAGAATCATTGCCGTACCAGCCAGCATTAACCCCGCTTGCCAACTGATCCAGCAACCAAAACCAATTACTAAGCAGATTAGGCCAATCACCAACAAGATCGTTTGTACATAATCAGAACAGATCTGCCGCAGTCGCTGTTTTGTAGTAATCTTCTGCATGCTGTTGATCCTCACTTTCTTGGTAATAGTCCATACCAGCTACAAACGCGTTAATCAACGCCGCAATCGGGTCAATCCGATTACTATTGCGGGCTTTATCCAGTTGCCAACCATTGTTTAGCACTTTCAAGATGGCGTTATTGACCGCATAAGCGAGAATCTTGTTGCCGTTATGTTTAATCTTGTCATCGTAAAGCTGATCACGAAAATTACGGGTTGGGATATTCAAAGTCTTGGTGCCTTGTCGTACTTCAAACAAAGGATAGCTTAATTTCTCGAATTTTGTAATTAACGTTTGCGCGTTATACGGGTCATAAGCGATTGCTTTCACTTTCCAGTTGTATTTCCCGACCAGTTTTTGTACAAAATCAAATAGATTGTCATAATCAATAATGCCACTATCTAATCGGGTGATACTACACTCACCCGCCCGCTCCATTGACCGGTAATCAATGCCATCACGTTTAATCTTAGAATCGAGGCCATATTTAGTCCCCACAAACGAATGACTATCACAATAAAACTGACCGTTACCAATTGGAACGAGCCAACTAACCGCGGTTAAGTCATTACTTTTTGATAAATCAATGCCAATATAGGCGTCACGATTATGTAAGTCGGGCACCTTTGCCAATTTACCAGCGGCCCAATCGTCTGCTGAAATATAACTGTCCTCACTGGCTTGCAACCACATATTGAAATTCTTAACCAGTACCGGGATTAGGTTGTTTTGCTTAATGGCAAGGTCAACGTCGGCCTGAATCTTTTCCGTCATGCGTTGTTTAGCGTGTGGTTCACTGAATAACGGGTTGGCCTTAATCCAATTGGCTTGATCGTAAACTTCTTCGCGGTCGTCAAGTTCCCATATTGCCACAAAATAACGGTCAGCTTTGGTTTTCCCCTTTAAAACGTCCGTCAGCATGTCATATTCGGCGTGCATTGGAACGTTAAGGTTAAGACCCGAGGTGGAAATCACCGCCAGCAGGGAGTTATCTTCTTGTGCTTGGCCAGACTTTAAAACGTTGTACACTTTGCGGTCTTTAGCTTCGTGCCATTCATCTAAAATAACGGTCGTCCCGGCATAACCATCAAGCGTACTGGTATCACTGGCAAGGGCCAAGGCTTGTGAATCAGTTTCTAAGTCAGTAATGGCTTGCTTTTGCACCTTAACCCGTTGCCGCATATACTTCGATTGCTTACGGACTTGCCGTAAACCACTTGAAAGCATGTCATAGCCTAATTTAGCTTGTTTAAGGGCGTTACTGACAAATAATACTTGTCGGTTGCGGGCGGGCTGACGTTCTCTTAAAAGGCCATTAGCGGCCATACCAGAAGCCAGATAGGTTTTACCATTCTTCCGGGCCATACTAATAAACGCACGATCATAACGGCGGTTACCAGTAGTTTTTTCACGCCAGCCATACAGTTCACTAATGATCCATTCTTGAAATGGTTGCATGGTGAGTTGGCTACCGTCAGTCTTAGGCATCAATTCGATAAACTTAACCGCCTGTGCCGCTTTGTCTTCGTCATAGTAGAACGGGAAGCTGTCGTCCTTAGAACGGCTTAAATCGCGTTTAAATCGCTCACACGCCCATTTGATTTTTTGACCAGCCAATACTTGACCCGATAACACTTGGTCAACATATTCAATCATGACAACATCGCCTCAAAAGTATCTTCGGGTGTCTCATCTTTCTGTTTATTCAATTCCATGCGGGCCCGGCTCGATAGCGACATGCCTAAATCATTGGCTAAGGCTTTTAAATCTTTCATCGCTTGTGACTGCATGGCTACGTAGGGGTTCGGCTTACGTACACCAGTCTCTTGATTAGTTTGTACCAGTCCGTTCTTACGAATATCATTCTCGCAAGTCTGTACCGTTGCATAAGCGCGGCAATAACTGGCTAACATTGCCCGGTCAAGTTCACTAATTGGGGTATTGGCCTTTAAATAAGGCGCTACCCGTTGCCATTCAGTCAAGGCACGATCATGTAACCAATCTGGCGGGGTTAAATCAAGCACCGGATAATCAAATAACGCTTTTTCAGCGTCTTTACGTTGATCACGCTCATCATTGGTTAAATGTTTCTTCATACTGGCTAAGGCTTTTACTTTTTGGCTCATTCGGAGCACTCCTTTCGTTTAAATTTACGTACCAAAAAGCCCCCACGGGTTAGACCCGTAGCGGCTGATTGATACATATATCCAGAACTCGTTTATTATACCTATATTATCGCACATATTTCTAAAAAGTGCAATTAATAACATGTTTATATTTACACGTTACCCCCTGACTAGCTATTTGTTTAAATTTCGCATTATTAGTAGGGATATTTCACAATCCAGCAAAATTAGCAAAAAATCAAAGCTCAAAAGGGACTTTTATAAACACAAAAGTATGCTGTCCGCTCCTTTTTGGTCGACCATGGCCCCCCATATCAACGTTTCTGGGCTGTCATGCTGTTTTAAATTTGGCGGCGCAAAATTGAGCCGCCAACTTGAATTGTTCACTCGGCCGAAAAATCGGCGCAGTCCATTGCCACTTTTGGCAACTTAGACGCAAAATGCGGGTTGGTTAACTAGGTCGAAAATTTCGACTCACTAACTCAGCTTAACAAGTGTAGTCAGCACTACACTTGCTAGGTCAGCGGAAAACTCCGCTTAGTAGCTCGGCTTAAAGTTCAGCGCAGTATTGCACAGATCTACTACCTAAGTTAAACTTAGCCAGTCTGATTCACTTTAGCGGGAAATTCCGCTCTACTAAAAAGCGCCGCGCCTTTCAGCACGACACTCATTGGTTATTTAGTTTGTTGCTCCCGCTGTTCTCTAGCCAGTCTAGTCTTCCGGTTATGATGTCGGTAACATAATGGTTGTAGGTTGCTTTCATCTAAGCGACGTGACCAATCATCTTTGATTTCAATAACGTGATCGACCACATCGGCTTTACAGATCACCCCATCTTGGTAGCACTGTACACATACCAGATTGCTTTCAAGGAACCGCCGTGACAACTTGCGCCATGCTGACGACTTGTAGAACTGCTGGTACTTACTCTCATCTGAATCGTACATGCGTTTGTGATACCGCCACTTGTTAGTTGCCTTGCGGTGCTTCTCGCAATAGCGTGTGTCATAGGCAACCAACGTCCGACAACCCGGGTGCTCGCATTGCTTCATTGGCTTAGCCATGACCGTTGACCTTAGTTAGTGTGACCACGTCATAAGCATTCATCTCGCTATCAGAACTAACGCCAGCAACGCGATACGTCACCCCATCTAATATTGCTTCCAAGGTTGTCGTGATTCGATCGTCATGGCGTACCGCAATTAGCTGGTTAGTTGTCGCAGTCGTACCAGTAAGGCTAATAGTGTTACTGATGGTCAACGTATACTCACCACACCAGACAGTGAACAGTGGCACGAATTGTTGCTTGGTTGTGCCGTTTATTGGATTTTCAACTGACTTGACGGTGCCAAACTGTACCCGCTTATTTAGTCGGCTTAGATTATAGTTCTTCATTAGTTAACCTCACTTGTAAATAATCATGGCGCAATATTCTGCAGAAGAAGAATCTAGGTCTGCCCCAAACGCGTTACTTGAAAACTTAATGTCAATGACATTGTCACTATCAATCCGGTTGGCTAATTCTCTGTTAATTGCTCGGTCTAAATCTTGTACAGACATTTGCATAATCGTTTTTGTTTTAATCATTATAGTTAGATCCTTTCTATCATGTTAATCATCTAATTGTTCCAACATCTTGTACGCATTTTTGCGTTGTTCTTCATCGCTTAAAGGATTATTCAAAACTTGGCTTGAAACGTTTCGGATAACGTAGGCGTCAGCTAACCAACCTTGACTTGATTTCATAAAGTGATCGTCACTAAATTGTGCATAAATGGGGTACATGAGTTTTAAGTCTCTTACAGTTTCTGGCTCATATTCTCCATCTTCATTTGGGGTAAAGTTCCCAACCAATCCTTTATCTTTTGCTTTTTGAGTTGGATCACCATTTTGATCTAAAGCACCTTCTTTAATCAAGGCTCTGTAAATACACGATTTCAATTCGTTAACTCTATTTGAGACAACTGGTCCATATTGTTTAACGTAAATGTCAAAAGCTTGCTCAACTAAACTTGGATAAATTACTTTCATTTTTCCTTTTCCTCCTGTACTGGAAATGTTCATTTTAACGTGGTACACGTGGTACACGCGGACATATCCACGTGGAAACTTGCCGTTCATTCTAATTCTTTTAGCTTCCCAGCCGTCCATATTGTCCATTAATAGCTTGATTCGCTTAGCTTCCGAGTTTGTTCGCCCGGTTAAATAACGATCGACTGTTTTATGGAAGACAACTTCCATGATTTCCATAGTTGTTGTTTGGTTGAGTAGTTTCCGTTCATTACTAACTTGATCTTTTAGCCACTTAGAATGATGGCCGTAGTCACTGACATAGCTTTGTTTTAAGCCGGTACTCATGTTTTCCCAATCTGTGGGAACTTCCATTGCTAAAAACTCTTCGATAGCATCGCGCATAGGGTCGACAGTTTCCGCAGCCATCTGATACGCCTTAGCCTCTTTCATGGTGGCCTGATCCAGATATAGCGGTTCGCCATTCCTAAACCAGTACGCGGCTTCCGCCAATACTTGAAGCATGTAATTCTCGTCCGGGTGCCATACATCTAATTTGGCCTTGTTGACCCCACATTTAATTGGATAGAAGCGCCGTTCACCGGTCGCGTCCTTTAAATAGTCGGTTTGGTTAGTTGTGCCAATAAATACGCATTTACGTGGGTGCGGTAACGCATAGCGGCCATAACTGTTCCGGTATGTGTCGGATTGTGCACTAATAAAATTTTTAATTCCCTCAATGTCCGTTTTCCTCATGGCGGAAAGCTCGGCAACTTCAATAATCCAACTACCTTGTAACTGTTGATAATCGTCTTTCTGCTTACCCATTCCTTTCAACGAATCATTGAATTTATCAGGGTATAGATTTTTACCAGCCGTACTCTTGCCAAGTCCTTGGCTTCCCTCTAAGATAGGAACAATTTCAAACTTAACGCCGGGTTCATAGGCCCGAGCAACAAGACCAGTTAGCCATTTCTTAGTGATGGTGCGGGTATAATGATTATCTTCGGCACCTAAGTAATCAATGAAATAACGTTCAGCACGTGGCTGGCCGTCCCATTCTACCGCTTCAATACGAGCCTTAACCGGATTGATTGTCTTGCGGCGTGCCTCTGTAACTACCGCGTCGGTAATGTTTTCCTTGCTGAATAACAAGTTGTAATGATCTTCAATATAGCTTCTCAATAACGTGTCATCACTATCATTCCAAAAACCTTTTTTGAACAGTGAATTTTCTGCTTGTGGTGTTTTGACAATTTGTTCCGAGAACTCGTCAAATGCAACTAGCCCTTTCAACATTTCGTCATGTTCCATAATTAAGCGGATATTGTAAAGAGACTGTGTTTTAATTCCATCGTCCGAATTCTTTTTGAAATCGTTCTGCCAATCAGCGTCACGTTGCATTTTGATAACATTGTTGGCCGCTTCTTGGGTCTCTGCTGGTAAATCCATCGCTTTACCCATTAATGAACCCCCTTACTCTCTCGTTTTAAAATGGATTGAAAAATTACATTAACCTCCTTGCTTGGTAGCGCCGGATCAACGAACGAATCATTAATCACTGACAGCATGTTATAAACTGTCTTGGGATCGGCACCGACACCAAACATTCGACCAGCAATTTTAGTTAACCAAGCATTGCGATTGCCTTGGGTTGTCCCGGTTACCATTTCATCTAACAAGCGACCGGTATACTTCTTTTGGCGTGTGGCATAGGCGCGTTCTGACGTCCAGTTCACTTTTTGGCCCGCCAACTTATCGACTAACCATTGAGGAGCTGGCTTAATATCAGCTAAGGTTCGCCCATCTAAGGATTCATACATTTTGCCGTTAATCTCACTTGGTGCAATTACCGTGAAGTCACTCAGCAAGTCAATGCCGGGCCAAACGTCAATTTTGCGAACCTTAGCCCCCGCGTATTTCAAAAAGTAATGCACACCGCCGTTAGCCGTCCGTTCAATGTAGGTGTATTTCGGTAATGTCAGTCCTTGCTTAAATAGTTGTACCAAGCTATCCCGACCATTTTTAGTTGGATCGTGCATATCAATGTCAACAACCAATAAATCCGATAAATCTAGCCGTAAGCCTAAGTTGTAAGTCGGGTGCTTTTTGAACCATGCAAAGATGGTATTCTGGTCACTAGTTGCGGCTCGGTAGCCGGCCACCCCTTTAGGTGGCTTCTTCGTATTCTCAATTAGTGGGTAAACCGCATAGCCTTGTTGGGCCAGCTCAATGGCTTTATCAAGCGTTGCGAACTCTTTCATTTTTCAACACCGCCAAACATATTAAGCTCATCAATATCTGTATAGTGATTTTCTGCATATTGCTTTATGACAGTGATTAGTCCACTCAATTTTTCGGAATAATCTATATTGTTATTAACGAAGTATTCATAGACAAAATCATCTAAAGCCCCTATTGAAGTTACGAGTGATCCAGCCTCAAGCGCTAGTTCATCTAAATCTTTAGTTTTCTTCATTACAAATTCCCTTCATATAACCGTGCTAACGTGTTAAAATAAGGGAAAGCATATTTTGGATTATTTCTTCGACCTACTGCCGTCCAAAGCAAAGTAGGCCTTTTTTGTATGCTTTCCCATGCGACTGACCTCACATTCCAAAATACCGACGCGGGTTCTTGATTAACTTAACCACCACGTTGCCAATAAACGACACAATCATAAATTTGATTGCCCATAAGATTGTTGTTGCTATCATGAAATCACCTCCCAAAATTTGTCTACCCCCGCACGGTGAAGTTAAATCTTATTGGTTTCCATAAATTTGTCAGCGTCTTGCTTATCAATACGTTTAGTGCCATTGATTATAATTACATGTAACCCTTGCTGAATATACTTTTTTAAAGTATTACGAGATTTAACATTTAAATATTGGCACGCTTGGCCTAAATTCATATATTTTGGAAAATCATTCATAAATTTCACTTCCTCACTAAAAAAATCTAAGAATATTAGATAACAAAAACATGATATATCTAATATTCTTAGATGTCAATATCTATTTTTCTTAGATATTTGTTGCCATTTACTCTAAATTACATGTAAAATGTATTCAGAGGTGATAAATTATGCCAACAAATAGATTAAAAGCTTTGAGAGAAAGTCACCACTATACTTTGGATCAAATGGCACAAAAAACAGGTATAAAAAGAGGAACTATTAACAACTATGAAAATGGGAAAACAGAACCAAAACTTGAGACTTGGAAAAAACTAGCTAATTTTTTTAACGTCTCGGTCAGCTATTTGCAAGGAATTGAGCCAAGCTATAAAAAAATGAGTGATAGTGATTTTAAAGAATTTCAAAATTTCGAAAAAAATCATACTGATTACGAAACTACTAATTACCTAAGACTCAAGAGTCTGTACTCACTAGATATTAATGAAAATGCCGGTTGGGAATATGAAAAGCATTTAACTGACCAGCAAATAGATAGTATGCTATCCGCGATTAGTGATGTATTCAATAGCAGGCTAGCTTATCTTGGAAATGAATCCAAACCAGATCCTAACATTGAAAAGTTCTTTTCAACTTTCAATAATTTATTAAATGAACTTTACTCTGCAGCTTTAAACGTTCATATGCCTGGCTATGACGATTCAAAACATGGAATTGATTTTAAAAAATTAGAATCTATAATTTCTCCTACTGTTTCAAAATTAAGAGAGGTTAACAAAAAAATGAATGCAGAAGAAGAAAAACAAGATGAGGAATATTTTAAGAAGCATGGTACTTATCCTAAGCACTAGACATAGCCATAAACAATTTAAATGACCACTACATAACACTGCCCCCGCACGGTACGTTATGGAGGAAATTATAAATGGCAACAATCAAGAAGTATCAGGACAAGGACGGGAATACCCGTTATCAGTTTCAAGTTTATTTAGGTGTTGATCCACTAACGGGGAAAAAGAAAAATACCCGACGCCGTGGATTCAAGACAAAAAAAGAAGCCCAGATTGTATTATCAAGACTTGAACTTGATATTTACAATCATGGGCTACCAACTAAAAACGATAATACAATTTTTCAGGATATTTACCAACTATGGTTCACGCAATATAAACAAACGGTTAAGGAAAGCACTTGGGTAACGACTCAACGGCTGTTCCGGCTTCATATTTTACCGATATTTAATGATTACCGGATTGCTAAAATATCCATTAAGGATTGTCAAAAAGCCATTAACCAGTGGTTTAATGCTGGCTTGACCAAGTACCACACGCTAATGAACTACGTTGCAAAGGTGCTTGATTATGCCATCAACATTGACTTAATCAGTGAAAATCCGGCTAAGCGTGTTATTGTACCAGTGAATAAAAACGATCGTTCACGCAAAAATTTAGAGAATTATTTTGATAAGTCTGAATTACAACACTTCTTTGAGTGTCTGAATGATGATGACAATACACCGCAAGCCAGTGTGTTCTTCCGTTTAGCGGCTTTTACCGGTATGAGAAAATCTGAAATGCTTTGCTTAGAATGGTCTGACATTGATTTTAGCAATCACACTATACGGGTTAATAAAACACAATCCCGTGGTGATGGTGCCCGTCTGCTGGTACAAGCACCTAAGACAGCGCGGAGCAACCGGACGGTGTATTTAGATCCCAATACAGTCAAAATATTGCAACGCTGGCAAGCTGATCAAAAAGAATGGCTACTACGTTTCGGATTCAATATTAATCAGAGTAACCACTATGTGTTTGCCAATGAAAATAACGAAATGTTTCAACCATCTAAGCCACGTAAATGGCTTGAACATACTCTAACTAAATATGACTTGAAGCATGTCACGGTTCACGCATTCCGCCACACTTATGCGACACTTGCATTTGAAGCCCATGCTTCCATCAAGTCAGTACAAGACCAGTTAGGACATTCAAGCTATCGCACAACTTTAGATATTTACACCGCAGTTACTGCCAAGCAAAAAAATGAAGCCACCGAAAAGTTGGCCAATTACCTTAATTTTTAA